GTTTCCGAGGCGGCATGAAGCAGACCTTTCACTACATGCTGGAGGAGGATTTCTCGACTCTCCTCGACATCTCAGGCTATCGCGGAACCCAGTTCAACAGTTCTCCGTGGGCGTTCGAGTTCAGCGGCGTGCGGATGCAACTCGGCTTTGAGCGCGACCGTGGTCTGGCTGGACGCGCTGGGCGGATGAAATGGAACATCGTCCATCCTGAGTTCCGCGTCCTGTTTGAGCCGAACGATATGCCGAGCGTTCCCCCAAAACCCGAGCCCTCCTATGGCTTGGTCGTGAAGGGCGACTACGACGCCTACCTGAAGTTCATCGCCTACTTGCGACTCGTGCAATGATCGACCCCATGCCCTTCATCGCCTTGATCGACAAGGCCTACGAGGATTGCTGGCACAACGCCCTCTTGGACAGTCGAGCGTGGGCGAAGATGTTCTACGCGGTAACCCCCGTGGTTTTCGAGCCAGGGCAGTGCCCAAGCATTCGAAGCTCAGTGATAGTTAACGTCGGGCATGTAGCCGACCATACCTACTATCGAATCGATCAACAGATCATCACCGACCCCGACCATAAAAACTACATGCCTCTGCCGCGTCGGTTCAACGAGGTCGTCAGCGGCGGCAACTACCGATACATGATCGTGCACGAAGAGTTCTGCTTCGGCGTTGACGTAGCCGGTCCCAGCCGTCCCCTCGAAATCACACTGGTGGGCAACCATGCCGCCTTCGAAAAGTTCGTCGTCCTCATCCAGCTTGATGCGGATTCGGAAGATATGATCAAAAGCGGTTATTGACCTATCTGGTGACCTGACGTATAAATACTCCTATGAAGACGCGCTCCAACAGGCTGAGACGAATATAACTCCTTCCCGGAGTTCGTCCGCGCGCGTCTGCCGCTCCCCGAACCCTCCCGTGTATCCGTAGCTCAATTGGAAGAGCAACGACCTTCTAAGTCGTCGGTTGCAGGTTCGAGCCCTGCCGGATATGCCATGCGCCTGTAGTTCAATGGTAGAACCATCACCTCATAAGTGATCAGTTGTCAGTTCGAGTCTGGCCGGGCGCACCATTCTTTTTCCGAAGCTTGGCTTCCTGGATTGCGCGGATGTGCTCGGGGGATTTTTTCTTTCCCTTGTTCATCCGGCCACCCTTCCTTCCATTCTCGGAAAGTTTGGAGATATTCTCTGGGTTTGCGTGGAACGCGGCAATTCCTTTTCGCCCCCATTCGGACTTAGAGGCGAGGTCGTATTTCTCAGCTTGCGCTAGTGCACCTCGCCGAGCGATCTCAGATGTGAAACCTCCCGCTCCTCCGACGCCCATATTGTAGTTGTTTCGATCTCCCAGACACTCTTGAATAATGGACCGCTCCATGGCGAACATTTCTTCAGAAGTTTCAAACACATGGAGTATTTCTTTGGAGAAACTATCTATACCGTGCTTACGAATAGCTTCTTTGATGGCTCTACCACTTCCCATATATGAGTCTCGTAGGTTCTCAGTCTGGTGAGCACCCACATAAAACTTACCGTTCGTCAGATTTGTTATCCGGTATACAGTATAAAACACCCAATATTTAGCAGGCGTGAGGCACCACGAAGGATTTATACACCTTTAGCAGCCGAGAGATACTCGGTTCGTGCAGGGCTCGATTCCCTGGTCTGCTACCATTTTTATTTACTTGACAAGTTTCCAGAGCCGTCTATGTTGGGTTCAACACCGGCAGGAGATTTTTCATGTATACCGTTGGCCAACTCGTCGAAGGTGAACGCTACAACGACAAGGGTCAGACCGAGATCGTCACCGGTCCCTTCGCCTTCCGCACCGACGAGCCTGGAGAAATGATTCAGGACATCGTCGTCAAGATCGACGGGAAGTGCGTCTATCTGGACGAACAGGGCGTCCGCGTCGCCCCCGAAGGCGCCGTGATCGGCCGCACCATTTGGGAGGGCTAAGGAATGGCCAACGCAGCAGACACCGCCGCTGGCCAGTCCATCGTCGGCCAGACCATCACCGCCGTGGAGGTCGAGGGAAACCCGATGGTCTCGCACGGCATTCGCATCACCCTGTCGAACGGGCGTGAACTCATCATCTATTCGGACGGTGCTCTCGACGCAGACCACTGGCTCGACATCCGGGAGGAAGCCGCATGACCCCGATCAACATCGACCCCGCCAATGGCCGCATCGAGTTCTACACCGTGAACGGCATGGGGGCCACGCTGGTCGCCCTGCTGGATGACTACGAGATCATCGAGCGGGCCCAGCGCGTCATGTTCCGGGGCCTCGACGGCACCGGCCGCCTCGTGGCCATCAACGACCAGATGATCAACACCCTGATCGACATCCACAACTTCCTTCAGAGCATCACTGGGTTCGGCACTCTCATCGGCGGCGTTTCGAACGCTCCGCTGAAGCGCACCGATGGGTTCACCGCTCTTCCGTTTGTCCGGGGCTGCCTGTTTGACCCGTGGCTGTATGCACAGGACGAGGCCTATCAGCAGGCCGCCGTGCTTGGCATCCGCAAGGCCCAGATCGCTGTCCAGCACCGCATCGAATATCTGGTGAAAAATGCCTAGGTGAGGAGGAACATCACCTTCGTGAGGTCTTTGGAGAACTGGCTCTCGGTGTCGAACTCGACCATGTTGCCAACGAATCTCCAGTCCTCGCAGGTGATGTTTCCACGCCGCCCCATCTGCGAGATGGTGAGGTCGATACCAGACACGATCATTCGATATTCCCAGAACGGCGTGCGCCGTTTCTGCGCCAGTTTATGTTCGATGCGATGCTCCTCAAGGGCCCGCTCGAACAGGAGGGTGGCGATTTCAAGTTCAGCCGGTGTGGCCATGCGTTGGGTTTGAAACATGGGGAAACTATAAAGGATTTGGTTGGCGACTGCTATAAAAGCATTTTGACAGTACCCGGATGGTTCCTCTAAAAGGGGTTCTCTTTCGGGGCACCAAATGACCAACCAAGAACTCAACCAACAGAGCCTGCCAATCTGTGCGGCTCTGGAGAAATCGTTCCGCGAAACTCCAAACCTGTGGAAGCGGACGAGCCTCCACCGGGTTGAGCGCGAAGACGGTCTCTGGGTCGAGCACAACGTCCCCGGAGAGAACTCCAGTGTGTTCTGGATTGGAACCTCGGGGCAATGGTCTCCTATCATCTGTCATGACATTTCGGCTCAGATGCTGGGCTCGATCTACATGGGCGGCAAAGTAGCCGCCCTGGCTCGCACCATACTGGGCCGTCCTCGCGAAGACATTCTCGTCGAGGTCAACGCCTTGCTGGGTATCTGAGATGCAGCACTCACAGCGTTTCATTCATCGGTTCTGGTGCGACGACCTAAAAGAGGTCACCGAGGTCTTCACCATGCTGGACGGCGTGCTGTTCGACTACACCATTGAAGCAAAACCATCCTCGGGGATGAATAAACCCTATAGGCGGGCAAAGGAGTACCAATCGGATTGCGAGCACCTCCTCATCCTCACGCTGGACAGCGAGGTCGAGGAAGCAAAACTTCGGCTGAAACTGAACAAAGATATTGTCAAGCCGTGACGGCGGGCGTAGAGTGCTTGCACGGCAACTGGGATAGACCCGTCCGCCGCCATACATGGCAGGATTTGTTATGACCTTCAGAATACCGGTGGCTGACGCCGCCCTCCGCGCTGACATCCTCGATCTCAGCCGCCAAAATAACCTCCACACCCTCAGCCCCTGGTTCGCCGCCCAACTGGACGCGCAGATCGTCAAGGGTCGCTACCTCCCAGAGCACAGCCTCACCTTCATCATGGACTCGCTGGTCCATCGTCTGACCGGCTACCGCATCCAAACCGGCACCGAAACCGTCGTGCTCGGCATGTCGGGCGGCGTCGATTCGGCCGTTGTCGCTGCGCTGTTCAAACGTGCCGGATACCGGGTGGTCGGCTTCACGCTGCCCATCCACCAGAACCCCGAGGAAACCGAACGCGGCATCGAAACCTGCCGGGCCCTCGGCCTCGAACACATGAACGTCGATCTCACCGAACTCTATGACGCGACGCTGAAGAGCCTCGGCGATTTCGATCTCGCCCACGAGGAAGACCCCGACCAGGAAGTCCGCGTTCGTCGCGGCAACGTCCGGGCCCGTCTGCGGATGATCACCCTCTACAACTGGGCCCGCAAGCTCCGTGGTTTCGTGGCCTCGACCGACAACTGGTCGGAACTCGTTGCCGGGTTCTGGACCGTGCACGGCGACGTCGGCGACGTGGCCCCCATCCAGTCGCTGCTGAAATCGTGGGAAGTCCCCGCGCTGGCTCGTCGTCTCGGCGTGCCGGAAGCGACGTGGCGCGCGACGCCGACCGATGGTCTGGCCGTTCTTGCGGGTGGCGATGAAGCCCAACTCGGCGCCACCTATCTGGAATGGGACCTGATGGTCCTGGCCATTCAGGATGTCCTCGAAAGCACGACCGGCCCGATGGACGATGCTCGTCTGCGCGCCGCCCTGAAGCTCGGCAACTCGAAGGATTTGACGATCTTCAATAACGTCACCGGCCGCATCGGCGGAAGCTGGTTCAAGCGCAAGAACCCGCTCAACTTCGACCACCCCATGATGCCGCGCCTTCAGGCTATCGACGATCTCGACCTCCGTCTGTTCGTGCCGCCTTCGGCTCGATAAGTCATCCATTTTTTGGAGATATTGAGTGCCCGCATTGAAAATCCTCGTTGCCCACGAGGGCAAAACGCAAGGCCTCTCCGAGTGGGCTCGCGAAACCGGCATCCACCGCCACACCCTGTATATCCGTTGGCGGCGCGGCATGCGGGGAGATCGCCTGTTCCGTCCCGACTCCCTCATCCATGACCCCTGGCACGCCACAAGCCTTCTGACATTCAACGGCGAGACGATGTCAACGCCCAACTGGGGCGACCGCTACGGCATCGGCGGCGAGGTTATTCGTTCCCGGTTGGGGCGCGGATGGACGACCGAGGAGGCAATCACCACGCCACTCGGTGAGAGCCCAGAACGCGTTCAGAGACTTCGCAAGAGCGCGAACATGATCACGGTCGATGACGAGACCCTGAACAGGACCCAGTGGGGCAAGACCAAGGGCTTCAATCGCGGCACCATACCGAATCGTCTCCTGCGCGGCTGGTCGATTGAGGAAGCCTTGAACAAACCCAAGAGCAAGCAGGGGCGGCCCCTCGGTCCATCGAAAAGCATCGAATATGACGGGAAGAACCTGACGCAAGCCGCGTGGGCGCGCGAGCTAGGATGCAGCCCGGCCGCATTCTCTGTTCGGCTTAAGAAAGGTTGGTCGATGGAGAAAATCACCACCACGCCGTTCAGCACTACCGGTCCCAAGAAGGGTTCAAAAAATAAACCCAGGGCTCAAATTGCTTGACAAGGAGATCGGGCATCCTTAACCAGTATGGATGCCTGATCGCCTGACAATTGGATACGTGAGGGACGAACTTCGGAACCTCCGTCGCAAGGACAACGCGACGGCGCGGAAGGATGGTCGCTTCGCAGTCGCCAAGCTCATGCAGGAACTGACGTGGCCCCTGTTCGACAAGCATCCCAAGCTCTCGAAGACCACAGTCGAAAAGGTTCGGCGGCAGTTGATCGCCCGCGTCGCCGAAACCCTCAACGTGGTCTCGACGCATCACACACGGGTTCGTGTCGCGGGCTTCGAAGGCGTGCTGTCGGACGTTGACGGCTTCTTCTATCTGTCGGCCACCACCCACAAGCTGAAGTCGATGGAGGATGAACGGGAGTTCGACGAGGACATCGTTGAGGTCCGATACATGCGGCTCATCTGCGACCGCCACCGCGTCGTCATCGACGACATCTCGTGCAACCTCACCTTCGCCAAGCATGTGCTGGAACGCCTGATTGAGCGCGGCGCCTGCGAGAGCAAGCCAGTTCAGTGCCTGATGGGAGGTCTGCCTGAACTCCTCATGCTCGTTCCCCTGTTCGCGTTCGTGAGCCAGAAGCGCGGGGACTTCGGCTGCATGATGCCGTTCCGCGACGGCCTCCTCCTGGGCAACTACATGTCCACCCACGACACCTGGGAATCCGGCATGCGGGTTCGGGTCATCAGCGACCGCTCCGGGACGAACGTGATCGACATCCCGGTCGATAATCCGTTCGCGATCAAGGGCGAAGCGGTGTCCATTCGGTTGACGACCTGGGTCAATGCCGAACGGTTGGGCTGGAAGCAGCGTTGGGCCCGGAACGAGATCGAGGCCCTGACCCGCCGCCATCCCGAAGATATCAAACACTTCACCGCGATGCTGACCATCCCGGAGAGCATGGACTCGCCTCTGATCGCGGACTCGGTGGTTCCCATCTACGGAGAGTTCCAGGACATCATCCGCCACGACAACTGGCCGGGGCCCCAGAAGTCCTCCTAGAGGCCCTTGTCGAGCCGCCAGACGCCGTAATAGTGCTCGGGTGGGCCCACGGGAGGCAAATCCACGCGAATGGGCTCAGCGGGCTTCCCTGAGGCTTCCAGCCGCCCCTCCATCGCCTTCAAGGTCTCCATGAGGATGATCTTCTTCCCGTAGCGGTCGATGCCGATGCGGGCGATGCGCTTGCGGGCCATCATTCGCGAAATCTTTTTCTTCCGCCCCTCCTGATAGAGGGGAGTGCCCACGTAGCGAATCCACTGATGCGGCCAGCGGGCACCGTTATCATAGGCGACCTGGACCTCTTCGCCCGACATCGCTGCGATCTTCACAAGATAGTAAGCGGCCATGACTGCGCAGATGAGCGAGCCCAGACCGGCGACCACAAGGGCGAAGAAGATCACGTAGACCATTCGCTATTGTGGCTTCCAGTCTGGGCTGCTGTCAAATTACGCGGTGGCTTCTTCGAGGGTCGAGGTCGAGATGATCTTTCCCTCGATTCCCTGACTGGACAGCGCGGTGGCGAGCACGGGCGAGAACGACTTGGCCGCGATGGCGTAGCTGTTCACGTCCTTGGCTTTCTTGCCCTTGATACCGCTCGTCTTCACCGCTGCCTCGATGTCGGCGACCTGGACGTCAGTGAAGCCCTTCGGGTTCCTGAAGGCGATCATGTAGGGGAAGTCGGCCAGCACGCCTTTCTTGTCCAGATCGTCGAAGACCTTGCGGACACTGGAGCCGAACTCGGCCGTCAGGCGACGGAGGCGTAGGCTGCGTTCGCGCCACGGAGCCAACGGGATGACCTGGATTTCTTCCTTGGTCATCTTGTCGATCTGGACGGCTTCGAGGGTATCGATGAACGGCCACGTGTCGTCGCCGGACGATGTACGGTCGCGCTCCAACCAGTCCTTGGTCTCGACGCGGTCCAGCCCGGCGAAATAGCCGGTGAAGTTCATGATCGTCGTCTTGATCTTGCCGAGATCGGTGTGCTTCTTGGCCTTGCCGGTCGTCTTCTCCATCTCGTAGGGATAGCCCTGACGGGGCTTCCAGCCCGGCGTGACGTTGATGGTGCAGTTCGTCTTGGCGTCGGTCATGTAGCCGAGCCAGCGCGTCGTGCGATAGTATTCGCCCGTGGCCGCGTCGCGAATGACCCAGAAGGTTTGACGCTCGGGCTCGCCGACCTGTTCCAGATAGGGGGCGAGTTCCGCGTAGGGGAGTTCGATGTAGGTGACGCCCTTGTCGTCGGTCTCCGGCCATAGCTGGATGCCCTGGTAGCGGGGATGAAAGCGGTAGCCGGGGGCACCGACGCTGTAGTTGAACTCATCCCGGAGGGCTCCGAAGTCGTGCTTGATGAGCGCGTCGGTGGTCTGGGCCGGGAAGGTGATGCCCTCGCCGAGAATGCTGAAGGCCGTGAACTTGCCGATCACGGTCAGGACCGTGCCTGCCGGAATGGTCGCTGTCAGGACTTTCACGGCACGCGATTTCGCCGAACCCATCCCATTGCTCCCGCCCGGCTCAGCCCAGTGCCGGATTTCGACGTCCTCCATCACCCGCCACTGCGAGTTCGGAATCATCAAAGATTTTTTCGACGGTGTCTTGGTCGCCATGGGTGGTCCCTTTAGTTTTCGTTTTCTTGGTCGCGGAACCAGTGATTCCACGCCAGCCGGTCCAGGTCTGTCAGGGGGAAGCCCCCCTCGACGAGGGCATTGAGCATTTCGAGATCGGGCGTCATGCTAAACCGCCGCACCGTCCATGGCGCGAGGCTGATGACGACCGTGGTGTACTCGTTCGCCCGCTCCTCGAAATGGTAGATGGAACGGGCCTCTTCTGTGACGGTGAGGGGCGAATCGGCCGCGAAGCCCGGATAGGGTTCGCGCACGCCGCCGCTCAAGAAACGATAGACCGACAGGCGGCCTTCGCGCATCATCTGGTCCCAGAGCTTGAACGCTTCTGGGTCCTGCCGGGTATTTCTCATGATCGTCGAGGCGTTGTGCTCACCCGGCGTGCAGTAGCCGTTGCCGCTGTAAATGGTGTGCGTGATGGCATCGACGACGATCAGACCGTATCCGGTCGGTGAGACCGTAACGTCCTCACCGTTGCTCCGATAGTCGGATTCCGCATACGCGTATTCGCGCAAGTATTCTGCGTCGTCGGCCACTAACATTGGGTCCGTGAGCTTGTGGGGGACCGCGTTCGTCCACCGGGTGTCAGCCGTGACCGTGCCGTCGTGGAGCCGAAAGGCGACCTTTACTGCGCCGCCCATCAGAAAATGAGCGCAACGATGCCGACGACCGCCAGGGTGGCGATCACGCCGCAAACGAAGCCATGACCGGCGCCGCTAAGGTAGACGCCAGTCATGACGGTGTTGATGGTCCCGGCCCTTCGGAGCGTTTCGTTTCGTATATGGGTGGGATTCAGGCGCCGCATCACTTGGCCTTCCGGGGCTTCGGCTGGGACGCGACGTAGTCCTGAACGATCTGGGAGACGCGGGCGCGGGTCAGGCCGAACTCCTTGCCCACCACGGTCATGGCGCCACGTTCGATGTTGGCGAGCACGAGCGGGCCAGGAGTGGTCCCCCGAAGGGCGTTGATGACTTTCTCGGGGTCAACCCGGCTCGGCCGTCCCCTGCGCCGCATCGTGAAGTTGATGATGCGGTTCGAGGCGGCACCGAGATCGTAGCTTTGCCTGAAGGCGAACACCGCCGTGCAGACCCCGCTGTAGAGCGCGGCTCGGTCGATGGCGGCATAGATTTCCCGCTTGCGGTCCATGTCGTCGGTGACGGCATCGGTGCAGTCGATGACCAGCCTTCCGTCGCGGGGCTGGAACGAATCCGTATCCACGACCTCGGCGTCGAGCAGCTTGCCCAGCGCGGCGGCGGACATGGTGTCGGTGTAGACCCCCACGCTCATCTTGCCGGTTTCGGACTCGTTGAGGACGGCGGCTAGTTCATTGGCCTTGACAAACATTTACTTCTCCTTCTTGGGCATTAGAACACAGAGAAGTGTGTTGTCAAGCAATTAATTTCCCGCCCCCGTTTAGTTGTCGAAATAGTAGACCATGCGGATTTTCTCCGGGTCTCCCATCTTGGCGATTTCCAGCAAGGGTTTCATTTTGTGAGGATGTCGCGCAGCTATCCTGGGCTCATTGAGGAGTTCGGACAGCATCTGCCAACTGTGCGAGTGTCCATCACAGTCGTAGTAATCGATTTCTTTTTTCACAAGAGGCGAGACGTCATCCGGGACGCCACGAGGCTGCCAAATGATTTTGTGGTCTTCGTTATAGGACCGCACCCCCGCGATACTGGTGAAGAACTCGTAGTCGCGTCCACGAAGGTCGTACCCACATCCGAAACTGAGGCGGACTTTTTCGTGGTAGGCGAACTTCTCCAGCTTTTCTTCGGGAGGCATGGATTTCAGATAGGCCTTGAATCGCTCAAGGGCCTCGTCATCGTCCGATGTGCCGGTCAGGGTATGGGCGGTTCCATCGGCGATTTTTTCGTCGATGAAATCCCACATGTCTTCAATGATGACGGGCAGCAGGGGTTCCCACCCCTTCTCGCGCTTGATCTCGAAAGCAATATGGATGTCGCAGCCCATGGGGCCCTCTTAGTTGTCGAAGAAATAAACGAGGCGGGTGCAGGTCGGGTCCACCTTGGAGGCGATCTCCTCGAAGGCGGCATAATAGGCTTCGAACTCTTTCATGCCGGGCTCGGCCAGGAGTTCGGACAGCATCTGCCAGCTATGGGTGTGACCATCTGCGTTCCAGCTTTCGATATAGTCGGCGGTCTCGACGGACACGTCGGGGGGCACGCCTCGGGGCTCCCAGAACTGCGGACCCCCGCGACCCCGCACGCCCGCAATGGCGTAGAAGAACGCATAGTGGCGCCATTCAAAAGGTTCAGGCATCACGAAGTTTGGCTTGATTTGATCACCCAGTTTGGCCACCGCCTCATCTGGGTCCATCGCCTCTAGCATGGCGCGGAAGCGGGCGCGGGCCTCATCATCGTCTGACGTCCCGGTCACGGTCTGGGCGGTCCCGTCTGCGATCTTGCGCTCGATGTAATCATCGAACGTGATGCCGTCGATCTTGAACTGGGTCGTCCATGACCCGTCAGGCATCTGCCTCTCGATGAAGGCGTGGATATCACAACCCATCTTGGCCCCCGGTGGCCAATACACCCTGCCCGGCATAGTCCTCTGGGGCAATTGCAGGAAAATCGATTTCGCACCAGTGCGTGGGCTGCATGTCATTGGGGCCATCGTCACCAGTGAAGCGGAAGCATTTGTGGTGTTCGCACCAGTACCCGACGTCCCAGCATTTCTCCTGGGAGAAACGGGCTGGGTTGTAGGGGACGAACAGTCCAATCAGGGGCCCGAAGCCGTGGCCGGGCGAACGCGGTAGACGGGGGGCCGTCGAGATTGGTTTCCAGAACCGGATAGGAGGCGCAGAGATCGACATCGGGTGCCCGTCAGATTATCGGTGCACCATATAACCCCTGCACGGCGTCGATGGCAAGACGCAGTCGTTCTTTTCTATCGCCCCGAATGACAACATAGGGAACGCGACGATCTTGAAGTTCTTTTTCACAGATGGCGAAAAATCTTCGGCGATCTTCATCGTTCTCGAAATAGCGAGTGCCGTCATTGACCCACGGGATATCGACGTCACACAACAGATAGATGTCGGCGTGGTCGCGATACTCGGAGAACCACGGGTCCCGTTCGCCGACCAGCATGTCGGACCACACGGCGGTCATGACGGGGTCGGTGTCTTCAATCAGGACGCGGGTTTTGCACTGCCGCTTGGCAGCCGCCACACTGGCGACGTGTCCGGCTACGATGTTCTTGAGGTCTTCGGGTCCAACGTCGGAGCCGAACGCCTCGGTGTAGGTCCGGCCGTATTCGGGAACCAGGGTAGTCTTGAAGTGCGCGGCGAGTTCTGCGGCCAGGGTTGACTTGCCCGTGCTCTCCGGCCCGAACACCACCGCGCGCTTGACGAAGTAGGGGCGGACGACGTCCGGGAGGAACTCCCATTCCAGTTCCGGGTTGGCCCGCACACGCGTGCCCGAGATCGGGACAGCCTGACGGACGATGTCGCAGGGGACGAACCGGGCACCGACCGATGCCGCGAGCTTGTGGCCGTAGTCTTCGGAGGCGAACACGACGTCGGGCCATTTCCACGGCAAGCCGCCGATGCCCATGCCGTCGTTGAACGTGCGGGCGTGCGCCCGCATGGCCTTGGCGATTTCCTGCTTCCACGTTTCCCAAAACTGACCATCGCGGTCGTTCTTCGGTTCCTGCGGGAGGACTTCGTTGGTCCACACGACCGTGCAGTCGGGGAACATCTCCTTCATCCACTCGTAGCGGAGGCGGCCAGGAATGGGCTCGCTCGGAAGGGTGGCGACGAGGATGACGAGATGGTCACAATACTGGCGGGCGAACTCGCACAGGAACTTGTGCCCGTTGTGGGGCGGCAAGAACTTGCCGAGCAGGAAACCGATCTTGGGCTTAACGAACATCTAGTTCTCCGGGGGAGCAGCGACCCGCTTCACCCACTTGATGGCACCGATGCCGGGATATTCTTCGCGCAAGCGGTCGAGGGCTTCCATCTCGGTCGAGCCCCGAACGGTCCCGCCGTTGCCGGTCGCCTGTCCGCCTTCGATCTCCTGCCAGTGCCACGTCGAGGCGCGGGGATGGGGCTCGCCATACTGGGACACGAACGGGGTCATTGGACTTCTCCGGTGGCACGGTCGTAGAGGATTTTTGCCTGTTCGACTTCCACCAGCGTGGGAGCCCAGCCGACGAACGACCCGGCGTCGATACCGTGGCCCTCATCGTCGGCGAACATGGTCGGGTGGTCGGGGAAGGCGCGCGCGTTCCAGGTTCCTTCCGACCAGTAGGTCAGCGGCCCCCAGACTTTGCCGTCATCGACGAGCGCATAGAAGACCGAGTTGTCCTCCGGCGCAGAAGATGCGTCGAAGATTCCGAGTTCGTTGCGGTCAGTCATGGTGGCCCTCCGTGTTGGCTCTATATGAACCCGGCCGGAATACTTGTCAAGCAAATCATGGAAGCTTTGGATTCTTGGACCGGACGAAATCCAAGGCTTCCATGAGGACGACTTCAAGGGTGTCGAGATCGAGGAAGGTGCGGCCGATCTCCGCCTCCTCCCCCTTGGCCTTCGGAACCTCCACGAGACTTACCATGACTTCCCCGCCGTTGCAGTAGAGGGTAAACTCGTTGCCAAGGTTGTCCACGACCTGGAGGGTCTTGTGGTTCCGAGCAATCTCGACTGCACTCATATCAGACCACAGTTCCCTTGCTGGCGTCGGCGTTCTGCCAGACCCGCTTGGTCTCGGCTTCGCTACGGGTGCGTACCTCCCACTCCCGATACCACTGCCACCAGCCGTAACCGGCATGGACGAGGAAGGCGACGTAGAGGACGGTCGTCAGGACCAGACCCTGGCTGCCGTACACATAGATGGACAGGACGTTGACGACGCCCCAGACCAGCCAGCTTTCCAGCTTCTTGCGGTCCATGAAGAACTGGGCGACCACGCTGAGGCCGAAGATGACCGCGTCAGCGAACGCCATGTTGGCGTTGAAGGCCCCGGTGATCAGCGACAGCGCGTAGGCTCCGACGATGGCGGCCACCCCGCCCCCGATCAACCAGTTGCGGTTTGCCCGCGTGATCGGGGGAGGAGTGCCCTTGTTGCCCTTGAGCCAGTACCACCAGCCGTAGAACTGAACGGCGGTGAAGAACACCTGGAGGATGGCGGAACTGTAGAGGCCGACGTTCCAGAAGAAGAAGAAAAAGGCAATCGTCCCCACGATACCGATGGGGTAGTTGATCACCTTCCGCTTCCCTGCGAGAAACACGCAGAGGGCCGACGTCACCGTCGCGAAGATTTCCAGCGGGGTCATTGCTGCCGCCGCCGTCGAGATTGCTTGGAAGAAATCGGTCATCTGCGCTTTTCCTTAGAAGGCCGCGTTGATGGTGAACGCGACCGTGTCGTCGGCGAAATCGGCGCCGAAATCGGTGTCGCGGAGGTTGTTGCCCGTGTAGCGGAGATCGGCGGACAGATTGTCGGTCAGCTTGTAGCCCAGCCCGACATTCCAGGTCTCATAGGAGGCATTGCCGAAGCCCTGCTCTTCGACGATCTGGGCGCCCACGGAGCCCGACAGGGTCAGACGGTCGGCGACCGGCACGGTGGCCCCGGCTTCGAGCCAGACGCCTTCGGAGCCGATGTTGAAGTAGTCGGGCGAGTAGGCGACCTGGAAGGTGGTGCCGACCGTCCCGAAGGTGCGGGTGGCAGTCACGAGGGCCTCGACCATGTCGATGTCGGCCGGGGCGTTGGTGTAGTTGTAGGAGGCCAGACCGAAGTCGAGACCCCAACCCGCCGCCACCGTGCGGTAGCCACCGTAGTAGTCGAGTTCGGCATCGGTGCCATCGCCGAAATCGACGGTGGAGCCCCATGCGCCGACGTAGAAGCCGCTGTCGCCGAACACATAGTCGGCGCCGCCCTGAATGGCGGCGTCATGGCCGGTCTGACTGGAACCGCGCGTCACATAGTCGGAGGTGACGCCGACGTTGAAGGACAGGTTGTCCTGAGCCGAAGCGGCCGAAGCCAGAAGGGAAGCGGATGCGGCGAGAACCGCGAAGAGAGTGGAACGAATCATTCGTTAACCTTTGCTGTTGAGATTTTCGTTTACCAAAAATCTATGACGGAGACAAAATTATTTCGGGGCGGGCGGTGTCCGGCCAATGACGGCGGCCAGGGTGGTGAGATCGAGGAAGCAGTCGGCCTGACGACGAAGCTCGTCGGCGATCTGGGGCGGCTGGCTCTTCATGGTCGAGACGACCGTGACGCGGACGCCTTTCTCCTGGACGGCCTCAACAACGCGGCGGAAGTCGCCATCGCCGGAGAACAGAATGATGTGATCGACGTGGTCGGCCATCCGAACCATGTCCACCGCCATCTCGATGTCCATGTTGCCCTTGGTGCGCAAGACGCCTTGCGAGTCCGTGAAACGTTTCATGGGCTTGGTGACCAGCGAGTAGCCGTTGTAGTCGAGGAAATCGACCAGACCCCGGATGGGGGAGAACTCTTCGGGGTCGGCCGAGATCGCGGTATAGTATTTGGCCTGAACAAGGCGGCCCTCTTCCTTGACGGCGGACAGGAGCCTCTTGAAGTCCAGTTCCAGACCGAGGGACTTGGCTGCCGAATACAGGTTCGAACCGTCGATGATGAGAAGGGTGCGGTCGCCTTCGTTGATGTCAAACATGAAAGAAAAATCTCTTCTGGTTGCGGTGGGCACCCCCTTGGAACCCACCTGTTGAACACCAACTAACACAGGTTCTATTCTCGTCAAGTATTAGATGACGGTGACCGAACCTTCCGCGTAGTCTTCCTCGACCACCTGATCGATTTGGCGAATGATGCCTCGCGTGAGTTCCGAGGGGACCACGACATGGAAGCCCCGCTTGACGAAGCCGTCCACGGCCCACTTCACACAGAAGTCGGCGGCGACGCCGACAACCTCGACGGTCTGTCCCTCGGTGAGGAAGCGGGCGATGAAGGCGTCGCGGTTCTTGGGCGCATACATCTGCTCGCCGTGAACTTCGATATTGTCTTCGGCCCACATGTCGAACACGCCCTTCTCCAGCGTGTAGACGGGGATGCGGGAATCGATCAGCCGGGGGTTGACGACATTCTCCCAGCCCGGCGTGCCGCGCTCGCAGTGGATGTCGAAACCGGGCTCTCCCGCGTCGGGATTGCCGAGGTTCTCGGGCGAACCCATGTAGGTCTCCCGCTCGTGGGTGTCGAAGGTGAACAGCACGCCATCGACCTCGTCGGGGCTGAGTTCAGAAGCATAGCGAAGAAGGTCGGCCAGGATGCTCTCGGCATCGGCGACCGGCAGCTTGCCGTTGCGGAAGACGAAGTCGCCTTGGGTATCAACGAAGACGACGAACTTTTTCGGATGGGTTCTCATGATATTGTCCTTACTCCAGATTTCACATCTGGCAATGTTTTTCTTTACAACTAGACCTGGACGGGGATGTTCTCCATCCCCTCGTGACCAAAGATCGCACGATAGCGGGCGACCTCTTCGGGGCTCGCGCTCGTCGCTTTCTTGTAGTTGTCCGACAGCTTGACAGCCGGGACATCTTCAACTTCGCTGAGTTTGCAGACGAGCGAGATCGGCTTCATGATCTGGACGTCGTCGGTATCGTCGGGGTGACAGCCGAGGAAGTCACAGGTCCCCATCGTGCCCAGACCGTAGGTGTGGCCGACGCCCGTGGGCTCGAAGTGTTCATAGATGGCCGTGATGTCTTCGCCGTTGGGCTCGAAGCCGTCGATGCGGACGTCGAGGCCGTCAGCGAAAACGATCAGCTTCTCTTCGATGGCCTCGTCGTGTTCCTTCCAGTAGGCGATCAGTTCCTCGCCGCCCGGAATGGGTTTCTTGGAATCCGGGCGACCACCGCGCCATTCCTTCAGCCAGAGCGGGGCGCCCTTGAGGAACTGGGTGGTGCCGAAGGTGTCGGGAAGGAAGACCTGAAGACCGCCGCGATAATCGGCCGCCCAATCCCGGAGGAACTTGTATTGAGCCTCCCGGATTTCTTCGTCCGAACCACCGTGGGCGGCGGCCATGGCGGCGTAGGCCATCGGCATCTCGTGCGCGTTGGTCCCGATGGCGTTCAGGCCGTGCTTCATGGCGAAGTAGACGTTCGACGTGCCGATGAAGCGGTCGCCGAGGATGTCCCGGTAGAGGAGGATGATGTATTCCTGCCAGAGATGGCTGTGACGGCGACGGGTGCCGAAGTCGGTGATCTTCAGGTTGGCCAGACGGGCGAGCTTCTTGGCCTTCCGGTAGGCCTTGGTCTTGGCCTGCGAATACATGACGTCGAGACCCATCTTGGTCATCAGGGCCATCTTGCGGCGGTAGCGCATCTCGTTGATGATCGCCAGCGCGTAGATTTCCCACAGGGTGACCTCGACCCACGTGCCCTTGAAGGTCAGCAGAATTTGACCGTTGGCGGTCATCTCCAGATCGTAGTCGCTGAGCTTGAAGCTGTGTTGGAGGTAGTCCAGGTAGGCGTTGCAGAACAGGTCCCGCTTGCCGTAGAACTCCTGGGCCTTCAGGTAGTTGAGTTCGTTTTGCTCCCATTTCAGGGTGCGAACGTGGTCGAGTTGGGCGCGGAGTTCGGCCTCGTCGATCTCGGTCGCGAGCAGCACGGAGTCCGACCGGTTGAAGACCTGGAAGGACACCGTCGTGTTGTAGAAGTTCCGGTAGATGAACTGGTGCATCAACAGCTTGTAGAAATCCGTGTCCGACAGGAACCGGATGATGGGGTCGATCTTGAAGCTGTGATCGTAGGCCCGCTTGGCGAAATCGAAGTTGATCATGGTCGGGGCCCTTACTTGTCTGCCGGGATGCGCTGGCGCATCTCTTGGATGATTTGCCAGTGGTCTTCCATGAGTTCACTGCGCTTGATCTCGTGCAGGGGAACCCACTGGGCCTTCTTGGCGTCGTCCGACGCCTTGATCTTCGGCGGCGCCAGAGCGGCCCTGATCTTGTCCGGGTCGGTTTCCAGCGTGCCATCCTGGCGCGTCGGAATCTTCGGAACGATGTGGACCAGGACGGCGTGCGTGATGGTCCGCTTCCGCATCGACCGGTAGGGATTGTCGTAGACCTTGGGCTCGCCGATGATGCTGCCGCGCAGGATGGCCTCGGGGACCTTCAGCTTGGTCTCTTCCTTGAGTTCCCGCAGGCAGCCCGTGATGACGTTCTCGTCGTCGTTGAGGTGGCCGCCCGGCAGAGCCCACAGGCCCTTGCACGGGTAGCCCTTGCGGAGGACCAGCAGAACCTTGTCGCCAAAGATGACGACGTTGTCCACGGTGACGAACTTGGGCGGATACGGCAGCGCGAGGTAGGGGCGCAGGTAGTCCTTCATGAACTGCCATTCGGCGACCATCTCGCGATAGTAGCGCGAGACCATGAAGGCCTTGAGCCAGTCCACGGTGCCCTTGGGCATCATCATGGCGGCGTCTCGGAAGAACTCGGCGACTTCGCCCTCGTCGGCGTTGAGATATTTCTCACGCATCGGCGTCGCGGACAGGTTCTCGTGGTTGGCGACGTCGATGGTCTCCCAGTCTTGGAAGGCCGACAGATAGAAGGACGAGTTGTCCTTCTTGTGCCCGATCAGGGTGACCGAGCAGTCGTTGACGTCTTTGGGGAAGGCGGTCTCGGCCAGGACTACCTCGGCCATGCGGCGGACGTTGCTGGTCCACATCGTCATGTTGCCGAAGTCTTCCGCGTAGGCGAAGCGGATGCGGTCGTGGAACTCGGCGGGGATGCCCGCGAGAATCATGTCACGACGTTCGTCGCTGGTGAAGGGAAGGTGATCAGGCCGACGCGCCATGTCGTGCGAGCCGATGACGATCAGCACGTAACGGGCGAACAGGAGGGCCTGAAGAATGACGTGAAGGTGGCCGTTATGAAACGGCTGGAACCTGCCAATGAAAACGGCGAGGTCGTGCGCGGGCGATGCGCTGGTGTTCGGTGCCATAAGTGAATCCCACTAAGCTCTGGTCAGCGTTGGGTCTATCCCGATGCTGATGAGCCTATTTAGCAGGACGGCAAGGCTTCCGTCAACTTATTTCTTCTTCAGATGGTGAATACATGACGAGGGCCATCAACATGGCCTCGGAATATTTGATGTGACCGATGCCGAAATCGTCAAGATGGAGGATGCTCTTCGATACCTCAAAGCCGAGGTCGCGCAGATACGCGAAGATGTCGTCCTTGCCGTACCGGTTCTTCGTTATCCGCAACCATGGCTCGGCGTCGGCGGCGTTGTATTCCAGCACGATCTCAGCCCGGTATTTGGGCGTGATCGGGCACAGATGGTCATTGAAGACCAGGAGGATGCGCCCGTCGCCCGTGAGGTCTCGATAACCCTTGAGGGCCGGGTTTGCGTTATGGGAAACGATAGACGACAGGGACAAAGTTCTTCGCCTTGGCTTCAATAATGGCGGCGATGATGGACCAGTCTCCGTTTGCAAGCCCAGCCCCAATGAGAGGCATTGCGAAACGAGGCGGCTCTTCCCCCACCCGAGCACTGATTGCGATGCGGTCCATCTCCTCATACGCTGCTGCCATGGCGTCATACGAGACGTAGACGACGTCAGGGTCGCGTCCATAGAACTCTTGGGTGATGGCGTTGGCGAAGATGCGCGAACCCACATCCACGGTGATGACCTGTCCGAGTCGGAGTCGATTACCCTGACGTTCGTAAATTGCCCGATACCCGTCGTAGACTTCGGGATGACGGTCCCTGATCGCTTTAGCAAAACCTGACCCCATGGCACCTTGCGCGTTGCAGCCCTGTATGATGACCGTTTCGGGTCCCTCTAGGGCGTCTCCGTGAAGGTATTCAATCTTCATTGTTGGGCGACCAATTCACCGTAGCCGTCGAGCGTGCGATTCACGCTGCGGATGGACAGAGCATGGACCTCAACGACCAGGGCGCCAACCCCTCCGACGATACGAACGCCTTCGATGCCGCCAAGTTTGATCATGGCCGTGCGGGTGTTGTTGGTCTTGAGGACGTATCGAGTCATTGAGCAAAGAACCTCGGTGAGATGTTGATATCGGTCGGCTCCACGGCTCGCCAGCCGTGAGTGTTGATCAGGCCTGCGGCCATCTTGGGTGCGAACCCGGCCGCGCGGTCCACCGACCATGTGATGTGGTAGGTCTTCCCATCCGGGCGTTCAGTCGTGCCAGCGATCTCGACGATCAGGGCTTCCAGTCCGACGCCATCGTCGGTCACGCCGATCACGGTGGCGGTCGTGGCTTCGGGAAGAACATCTGGCTTGCCACCCAGCCGGAGCGTGATGTGGTGGGCGACGACGTCTGGGTATGTGGGGGCGAACACGCCCAGCAGGCGCGCTCGTTCTTCGGGCGGCAGTTCCCAACCGGTATAGCTCAACGCTTCTCTCCAGAATGCCAGACCGATCTAGCGAATGAGAAATATTCGGTCAACCACTTTCCAAAAATAATCCCTCTGGTATAGGGACCGCTATGGAGAATGACCCCTATCTGAGCCGGTTGCCCAAAATCCGTCTAGGATGCATGGCGAATCTCAATTCCGCTTTCGGCTATCTGCCCGAGTATAGTGCCACCTACCCAACTGGTGTCGAGCCCGGTAAAAAATGGAGACGCCATGACGGAGCCTACGACCCGTCGTGCGACAAACCCATCTGGCTGATCGGCGCCTACGAGGCCATCCCCGACGACCCCGACCGATGCAAGATCACCATGTCGAGGGTTCTGGTCAGGGTTCCTGCCCTGACCAACGCTATGGTGTGCATGCCGCCCGAGGCCAGACTGGGTGATGGCCTCGATTGGTGCTTGGAGGTTGTCGGATATTCACCCAAGGTGATCAAGAATTTTTGGATGGGAGACGGCAGCGTCATCCTCAACTTCAGATCAGTGAAGGACGCGGTGGCGTTCCGCATGGTGGCAGGGGACTTCGGCTTTGCAGCAGCGTGAGAACGGTCGCTTCGTTGAAAAGATCGTTGACTGGGATGTCATTCTCGCCGAGCGGGCGGTCAAGCTGGCGGCGAGGGAGGCGGCGAAGTTCTGGAACCCCGAGCGGGTCCAACGTCTTCGCGATCTCTGGGCTGCCGACCTCCTGGCCATCGATATCGGCAAGAAATTGGGCTGCACCAAGAACGCCGTCTTGGGGAAGGCCGACCGCCTCGGTCTCCCGCGCCGAGACCACACCGCCTTCGCGCCCAAGCACAATCTGATGCAGGGCCGTCGCCGGGCCGCCTAAATACGGCATGGATTATGCCGCCTTCCTCTTCGAGACCGCTGCCCCGCTGAAGACCCGCACGTTCCGTAAACTCTGGCACGTCGGCTCCATGACGGCCACTGACAAGCGCGCGGATTCCTACGAGGGTGCGGGCCTCTCTGTTTCCCTTCATCCCAACGCATGGCGGAGAATCGCGCGGGGCTTCGTGGGCGGCGACACCTATGAGATGACCAAGCCCGGCAACGTCTTCCTCGACGCCCACAAGGTGGGCAAGAGGCAAGAGGCGCAGATTCGGCAATGGGCAATCGAGAACGGATACGCGGAGGCCAAGGCCCAGTATCAGGTCTCCTGGTATGACGAGGAGATGGATGGCCGAGTCGCCTTCGTCTTCGATACCCGCGAAGAGGCCGAGGCCGAGTCGGACCCCGAATACAACGAGGACATCATCATCAAGGAAATCCCCACGGGGATGACCGGGACCCAGAAACTCGCAGATCGCTGCATGCAGACCCGCATCGACACCTCGCCCCTCGATCTCATCCTGACCGTCTACGCCGAAGACGTCATGGGCGTGGATGGTGTCTGGTTCAACGACCTCCATGACCCGAGCCGGTTGTCGGCACCCCGTGGTGTGATCTTCCAATCCAAGCTCGCCTCATGGACGGCGGAGAAAATCTCCTATGACCCCGACGAAAATCTGGACGAGAGCCTTACGGAAGCCCGGCAGCCCCGACTGACGAAAATCCTCAAGACCGCCGTGGTGAAATGGGCGAAGAACAATAAGGTGTGGCCGCTCCATCAGTCCTACATCGACGAACTCCTCGCCCTCCCGGTTCGGCCGACCCAGCCCATCACCCTGTATCGGGGTCTGCTCTTCTCGGATGCGCACAACAATTTCGCGCAGGCTGTCGAGACGGGCAACCACACGCTGTCGATATCGTGGGGTCGGCCGTCAAGCTGGACGACCGAGCAATACGTCGCCGATGGTTTCGCCAGGAACGCCAACGTCGGAGACGACAACTTCATGGGCCAGATCATGAGCCAGAACCGTTGGAAGGATTCCGAGATCGATGGTGAGTTCGGCGTCGTCCTCCAGATCACCGCTCAGCCCGATCAGATTATCTGCGGGCTCGACTATCTGGAACTCGACAACGCGTTCAACCACGAGCACGAGTTCATTCTCAAAGGCGGGCCCATGGAGGTCACCATCGTTCAGGCGTTCGACCGCAATGGAGCCATTGCTCTATAATTAGGGTTCGCGATGGCCGCTCTGGTATTCTTATCAGATGCAGCACCAGCTAGTTCAGAACTGTGATCAAATCGCTAACCACGACCCCTATCTGGTCAAACTGGCTCGCGAACTCACCCTCGGCGTCCTCGACGTTTATCCCGAACTCGTCCCGCATGCCGACTTCATCATGACCGCGCCCGTCAAGAACGTGCGCCGCTCAGTCATCGAGGCGTGCACAAGACCTCTCGCTTGCCGGTTTAGCATCGACTACGATCTCCTTGGACCGCGACGGAACCGGCCCGAATACGACTACGACATCCTTCGCAACATGGTCTACGAACTCGGGGCCGAACTTAAGCGAGACTACAACCTGATGCTTGGCGTGGGTTTCCAGGTCTGTCCCTACGTCATGATCATTCCGCAATACACCATCGACCCCTCGTCGTTCGAACGCCAACTCAGCTTCGTGACCAGACGGGGGACCTACACCTATTCCGGCACCAGAGAGGCCATCAGCGCAGCCAGATATATGAAATCGCAAGAAAATTACGATTTTGGACGTTTTTAATTGACTGCCGCGAGCCAGTTTGCTAAATAAGAGTGATGAGCAAGAACTATATCATGTTTGTGAACAACAACGTCGTCTGGAATATTCCGGGCGCGGCTTTTGTGCATGGACGTGATGGGGTGTCGATCTAAACACCCACCCCGCTCCAGAGATACAAAGGCCGCCCCGGAAAACCGGAGCGGCCTTTTTCTATGGCCGAAACCCAACAGGGACCCCGACAACAAATGCCTTGGCAGTTTGAAGTCACAAAGAACCAGCAAGTATCCGCCAAGTAAAGGCGAAGAACGCACGAAGTATACGTTGAGTACAGTTGAGTAAGTCCTCGAAAATATTCAACAAAATCGAAAAAAGTTGTTGACTGCCCCAAACACCTCGACTAGGTTGCAGTCATCGAAACGGAGAACAGAACGAAAGAACAAGACGAAGACGATGCGTTGACATAGGAGTGTAGCTCAGTGGTAGAGCAGCGGTCTCCAAAACCGAAGGTCGGGGGTTCAAATCCCTCCTCTCCTGCCAACGCAGTATGTATTCACTTATCGGCAGATGGGTGAGTGGTTGAAACCGGCGGACTGTAACCCCGCTCTGAAAGGCGCGTAGGTTCGAATCCTACTCTGCCGACCAGTGAATACATATGAAGACTATCGGAACTCGCCAACAGATCGCCTACAGGCGGTCCAAAGGCCTTGAACTGACCAAGAGCGTTGCACGGCGCACCCAAACCCGACAAGGTTCGATGCCTTGGCTGTTTCGGCAGTAACGGTGGCGAAGGGGGAGGCAGAAGGGTTCGAATCCCTTCTTCGCTGGTGGTCTGTTGGCGTGTTCCGATACGGACATGATCTGTCGGGGTTCAATCCCCCGGCTTGGCGTTGAAGCCCCCAGGTGGAGGCCCAATGGTGAGCGGTAAGGGTGACCAGGATTATGTCTACGGCCATGTAGCTCAGGGGTAGAGCACCGCACTGAAAATGCGGGTGTCGGTGGTTCGAGACCACCTGTGGCCACCATTTCGGAAGCCTCGCGCTTCCGGGACCCCATCCCTCGGGGTCTTGAATAGACGGCCTGCACTGTGGGTCGTCGGGGGATAGTTTCCATGTGGTATGGGTCTGTAGCTCAGGAGGAGAGCGTTGCATTGACATTGCAAAGGTCGGGGGTGCGAAACCCTCCAGACCTACCACGTGCGGTCGAGTAGCTCAGCGGGAGAGCAGCGTCTTGATAAGGCGAAGGTCGGTGGTTCAATCCCACCCTCGACTACCATTTCATCGGTGTGTGCCCCGTAGGGGGAAGGTCACAAGCTTAGGGGCTAGGTTGCGATGCCCCGCTTGAAGCGAACGATCTCCGGGTCAAATCCGGGCGCCCCGCCATTTCGAATCCCAAGGGGACGCCCTCGTAAGCTGCGAGGGAAGAAGCGGAAGGGTTCTTAGCGGAGATGTTCCTGACTGTCTGGTCCCTAGGTGGCCGACAGGCAAGGCGCGGAGGGTTCGAAACCCTCGCCGGACAGCCAGACGTGGCGAGGTCAGGAGCATCAAAGCTCAGTTTGTGTGACGGCGAGTAGCTCAGTTGGTTAGAGCATTCGACCGATAATCGAAAGGTCGGTGGTTCGAACCCACCTTCGCCGACCACACAAGAATACGACCGGCGCCAGGATGGCGACAGTCAGAGAGGCCGCTCCCAGCGGCGGAGGTTGCCGACCAAGCGGTGGGGTAATCACTGGGAGATTTTCAGGGTGACCTGAGGGCCTGTAGCTCAGTTGGGAGAGCGTCGGTTTTACACACCGAATGTCGGCGGTTCGAACCCGTCCGGGCCTACCATTTACGGGCGTAGACGGGGATACCCGTTGAGTTTGATAGAGGCGGAGTGCCTCGTCCGAGGATGTCCGAGGGGTCGCGAACCCGGAGACAGTCAGAGGCGGGGTCCGTCCGGGTAATGCGGTTGGGGTGAAACTCAACTGTCCGGGTTCGATTCCTGGCACGTCCACCAAGTTTCGCCGCCGTCCCAGTGTTTCGATGCTGGGGCGGCAGCAAAAGGAATACGGCGCAGTAGCTCAGGGGTAGAGCGGCAGATTCATATTCTGCATGTCGGTGGTTCGAGACCACCCTGCGCCTCCACTATTCTTCACCATGGTGGTGAAGTCTTACGAAAGGACTATCAGATGAGAAGGGAGACTGTAAAACAATGCACACTGGAGCGCAACGGCGCACGTCAAGTCTCCTGGATTCCGTCTGAACGGGCCATCCAGGACGGCCTCGTTGATCTCAAGGAAGACGGCAAGTGGAGCCGAGGTTGGACGGTCCTTGAGGCCTTCGGAACCGAACTCGACGCAACCGTCATTCAGGAACGCGGACGCGATTTCAAGAATCACAGGAAGGCGACCGACGTTTAATCTTCGTGCCGGACCCCCTTTACGGGGGAGGGCAAGAAAACCCTCCCGACCATGAGAGCAAGGTTTCTCATGGTCGGGGGCAACCATGTTCCTCCGACCGCGCAGACACCAACAGGTGATGGCGGGAGGGGGGACGCCAAGTCAGAGATAAGCTGGGTTGTAGCTCAGTTGGTAGAGCGTTCGACTGTTCAATGGACACTTCCTCGGGAAACTGAGGTTGAAAATCTGGGAGAATTCGGGGAAACCTCTCGCGTAATGGCGGTGGCAATCCCGAGCCGAGCCGAAAGAAGGCCTTGAGTATTTCGGAAGGTGTAGAGACTAGGTCTGAGGGAGCCAAACCCGATAACGACCAAACAGCACCCAGCCCCTAACAGGTAATGCTGAGGGTGAAGATATAGTCCGCGCCCATGGGAACATGGGAACAAGCGAATCGAAATGTCGCAGGTTCGAGCCCTGCCTGCCCAGCTTATCTCTGATGCCTTTCGGGGCATCGCTATTCCTAGTAACGCACAAGGTGTGCGGGCAGGTTGTTACCCTGTAGGCCGCGAGGCTAACGAGTGAGGTTCGATTCCTCAACTAGGAGCCATTCTCGAACCGTCATAGGTTTGATTACACGAAGATAAATACCTTTGGGCCACTTCGGCTCGGAGGTATTTTTCTTGTCCAAAGGCTCAGAAGCGGTAAAGAGTTGGCGACGCCGCACCAAAGAACGCATCGTCGAGGCCATGGGTGGATGCTGTGCGATCTGCTCATATGATCGAACAGTATCTGCATTGGAACTGCACCACCTGGACCCAACCGCCAAGGATTTCGCGTTGGGAACGGTGCGGAGGAATCCAGCGTCCTGGCCGAAGATCGTGGCCGAGTTGAAGAAATGCGTTCTCCTCTGCGCGAACTGCCACCGGGAAGTTCACGACGGCATATTGGACGTACCGGAGAATCCTCCGTCATTCGACGAGAGGTTCGCCGACTACAAATCCCTCTACGCCGAAGAGCCGGTGCCGTGCCCGATTTGCTCCGGGCCCAAACCCGCCCACCAGATCACATGTTCCGTCGCGTGTGCCGGGCAGCGAAAAGGCAAGGTGGACTGGGACTCGGTCGATCTTCCTAATTTGATGTCTCGTCTCTCCATGGTTAAGATAGCTGAGATGCTCGGCTGCTCTGACGTGGCCGTGAAAAAAAGATGGAAGAAGATTTCTCATTGACGCTCGAAGATGCTTTTCTTACGAGACTTATTTCCAAGCTCGACCCGAAGCTACCCGCTCCCACTGTATACAGGCCAGGAGCCGCCATTGGTTTGGATAACACTACCAAGCCTACTCAGGAAGTAGACCGCTATCTAGGCGTGACATCCAAAGAAATCACGTTGATATTCCCAGGACTTTATCTGTCCGACGAAAATGGGTATCCAAATGACCTGATGATATCGGAAGCCATAGAGAAGTTCGATAATGAAGAAATATCAGAATTTCACTTGTCCTTCAGTATAGGGAGTCATTGGGGATACTCTTCAGAGCGTCTCAACAAGGTTGACATTATTGTCTCTATTGATGGTGAAATATTCGGCATGTTCAAGACGGAGTTTCATGACGTAATCATTGAAACGACACGTTTGCATTGTTTGAAGATCACGTTCGAAGCAGGACCTATTTTTGACCAAGCACGCGAAAAAGGCCTAGCAACCTATTTGGCCGTTGGGTGATGGCTGAACTCGTCTGGCTCCCCTATGTCATTTCCCACGTACCCTTTGGGTGGCAGTGCCCGCCCAGGTCCGACGAGCGGGCCGCCTTCATCAGCGACAATTACCATGATCATCGCATCACGCGTCTTCATGGACAGCCGACCACCTATATCGTCGAGATGTCTCTGACCGTGGCCCGCTATACTGAATACATGCTCAAGTTCGGCCCCAATGATTGATTTGGTCTGGGTCCCATTCGCCTCCTCTTGGAAGGACGGCGTCATGGTGGTTCCATCCGCGATCAACGCGCGGGGGCGGTTCCTTTACGAGCGCAAGAAGGGGAAAAGGTGGCGTGTTTGCGGCGATGGGTCCTGGTTGGGGAAGCGGCGTCGTTGCAATGACCGTTCTCTTCATGAACGCAGCCTTCCGTAAGTTCGGGGCCGCGTCAGGAAATCTAGTCCCCACGCCCTTTGCACGCCAGCGAACGCAGTTTGATAAATAACATCAAACTTGAGGGCCCACGACTATGTCGATTCGCAAATATATGAACATCATCACGGAAACCAAGCTGAACGAATTCTTGGGTTTCGGCACTGACCAAGTCTTTGGCATTCGGACTACGAAGAAGCAGTCTGATCAGTTTCCGAATTCGGCTGATACGCTCAGAAACGATTTCGAAGACAACAGCAACGATTGGGGTCAACGTTACAACTTCAGCCGTTACATGCCCGACATCGAGAACCACCCGGACTTCGTCAGGCTGGTGCGGGCCTTTGAAACGGACGAAGACGGAAATAGCCGTTACAGTCAACGACAAGAATTCGACATGTGCAAAGGCATGGCGAGGGACCTAAATCACACCACCGCCCAAATTTGGGACTATTGCTCCATGGGTCCTTGGTATCGTCGTGACGGCCATCTCGATTTCGACAAGTATTCGCCGACTGACGGGGCTTTGAGCCCGTACTTCGACCGTAACCCCAACGACCGTCGCAAACCCTAAAGCATCCCAGCGGATGAACATCAAGACGCCCTCGGTTCTCACCGGGGGCGTTTTCTTTTACTTGACAAGTTCGGCGATTAGGTTACAAGGGGTCAACTCAACAGGAGAGACCCGTGCTTACCCAAACCCAACTGACGCTTCTCTCTGCTCTGGGTGCCCAGTTCACCACCCTGCCGATCATGCGGCGGCCGGTGGCTATCAATGTCGAGCCCGCGAACGTGCCGGAGATGATCGCTGACCTGGGGGCCATCGGGCCCGTCGCGTGCCTTCGGGACCCGCAGGAAACGCCGAGCGAGTTCGTGATTGTCGTCGATTATTTCGCGATGACCCCGGCGACACGTGCCCGCATTCTGCAACGCCTGCTCGACACCGATGATTTCTCCAACCATCTGGTCATCATCCCGTTCTGCCGGGCGGAGGCCACGGTCGAACACTGGATTGGACAGTGGACGTTGCCGATTCCCATCCTGAACAAGCTCATCAATCTGCCGGAGTCCTGATCGTGATCAATCTCGACGCTGTCATCGTGGATGACGTTTACGACGCCCTGGTCGCCCGGATGCCGCTCGCTCGTTTTCGCGACCGGTCGCTCTTGGGTGCCTACGCCGAGGTGATCGGCGACGCACTGTCGATTTCGGTGCGGAACAACACCGTCATCGCGAACGATCAGAACATCTACGTCTCGTTGGACGAGAACTACATCAACGCCGAGGCCCTCCGGGGTTTCATGGCGGCCGAAATCACCTACAAGGGTCGGACGTTCCGGTTCGCGTGTGTGAGCCATCACGCCCTCGTCTATGACGACGACGGCCAGTCCTACCTTACGATCACCTACACGTCGGAGACCTGAACCATGCAAACCGCACCTATCATCGTCGATGGCCAGTCCTCGACCCTGAACCTCAATCAGGCTTCGTGCATGATCGAACGACCCCTGTTGGAAGGGCGAGAGTTCGTCAACGTCTGCACGGGTCAGAAAACCCTGGTGCCGTATTCGGGTCCTGAGATCGTCTTCGGCATTTTCTTCGCCGTTTTCTTCCTCTGCATCCTGACCTTCGTGGGCTCGACCTTCGTTCGGGTGATGGGCGGTCGGCGCGACATCCGCAGGGGTTTCTGAACCCGTGAACCCCAACTGGTCAGCGAACTGGCGGCGGGATAAGGGGTTCCTGCGCGACGTCATCTACCCTCTGCCTTTCGAGGTGACGCTGGCGCCAAAGCTGCGCCGGTTTCCGCATTCTCGCGACTTCACCGTCGCGAAGGAGGTCCACGAACTCATCGTGGCCAACGAGCAGTTTTCCGCCTATGTCTGTGTCGTGAAACTTTACAACGACCGGAATATGCACGAACGTTATAATGATCGTGGTTCCGATCTGTATAAAACGGCGCAGGTTGGCCTGATTTCTTTCAATACGGCGGCGGAGGCCGTCCTGTTCCAGATGCTCTTCCTATGACGGCTTCGATGATCACCAACTTCGAGGTTGTTGCTGGCCGTATCGTCCTCTTGGAGAAAAACGACGGGTTGCGCATCGACGTCATCAGCCTTGTTGCTGATTTGACCAAAGAGGCTCAGCTTTGGTGCATCGAGAACAGCATCGCGCTCCCCGGCGTGCAAACGGGACCGGTGTGGAAGCCCAGCATGGCTCCGGTCGTGCCCTGGTCGCAGTTCATCATGTGCTTCGACTGCGATCTCGATCTCGCCAAATATCGCCTGCGGTTCTGCTGATGGTCGAAAGTTTTTGCTTGACAGGCAACGCAGTCCCGAGTAGGTAGAAGGCGTTGGTCGGCTGCACGCGCCGCTCCGAACCGCATGCGGTGGAGAGCAGCGTAAGGAGGCATAGGACGCCTCGCCTCAGGGAACCTGGGGGTCAGTGTAAGGTTCTGGTAGACGAAGCGGGAAAGCTGCCGCCGAGAAAGCCAGAGAAGGGTGCAAGTCCCCCGAGCAGCATCATTTCGCCCGAACGGGCAACAGTATTGGGAGTCGGGCGTCGAACACCCGTCTTTCAGTTGAGGACGGATAACAGGATGGATGGGCCCCTATGCGGGGGACCTTAAAGAACCTCGGGTGAACATACGAGTCCCCAGGCCTCCCTATCAAGGATAGCGCGCGTAAGCCTAAACTGCTCCGTTCCGATAATTCGCTGAACGTTCTCTCCGGTGCTAGGAGGGTTCCGCCAGCAGTGTAGGACATCTGACCCGCCGCGCGCGGGGAACGGCTCCCGGAGGGCGGTCTGTTTGTGGGCGTTCGAATGTTCCTTGGCACCAAGGGGCGAGCCTTCCACGCGAATTTGCCCGAATGGGCATAAGGAATTGACCGGCTGCGGTCGTCGCTCCCCTAGGCTGCGGGGCGGCGAAGGGATATGGCGAGCCCGCCACGGTGGACACCGGGGTCGTAAGGCCTTTCGGGGTTGGGTTCGAATCCCCCGGTCATACTAGGTTGAGGTAGCTCAGAGTCGGAACTGAAGTGTAGCGACGTCGCGGGTCGTGAGAAAGGGGACGGGACGGCGAGGCTGGTGACGGAGGTTCGAAACTCCCCACAGGACAAACCTGAGCGGTCGGAGAGCACCGGTTTTGGAAACCGGGGGCCGAGGTGAGAATCCTCCCTCTTCACGTTCGGCGAGGATGTGGAAGTCAGTCTGGATAAGCATCCTGGCTGGTGAGCGAAATGACGCTGACGCATATCCGTCAGGGAGTTCGATTCTCCCCGCCGTGTCCATTGGTGACGCCCTTCCGGTCAGGCCGGGAGGGCGTTTTGCATTAGACCCGCCAACCCAGCGGCGTATCTCGGCCTCGCGGGACCATCCGGTTGAGCATCGGGTGTTTCAGGAGATGATCGAGGGCGTCGTGGCACTCCTCGTAGGTCGCGAACGTTTCCGAAATGCAATGGCTGGCTTCCGCGCAGCGGTGCCCCATGAGGTCTTCGTCCGCCATCACCGTCTGGATGTGGGCCGGGTCAGCATTGATCGAAATCAGATATCGATTCAGCGGGCCGATCTCACTCGTGATCGGCACCTCTTCAAATTCGTTAACCCAACGCTCTCCAGAGGCATCCACGTCGGCGTAGGGTTGAATGCGATACCGCTGCGCGATCTTCATCTGGTCGAGCACTAGGACCCCGCCCATGCCAAACTCGTTGTCGTTGGCAAAGGAGTATGCCGTGCCGTAGTTGCGGGTCAGGCGAGGCCCGTTGGGTTCCCCAGGCCTCCCCCAGTTGATGCCTTTGTGGAGAAAGTTCCCCTGCACGATGGCAGCCAACAACAGGAGATCGGTTCCGTGGTAGAGCGGAGCCGATTTTGATTCAAAGATGTTGAAGTAGCGCATACCCTATTTACTTGACGGTAAACCAACTTGTGGTATCTCTGTCGTGAAATGGAGACTCCCATGTTTACTGAAGTCGAAGACGCCGCCCGCACTCATGTTCCTGAACTCGAACAGGCGGCCTACAATCAGATGCCGAAGAACTCCTGGACGGAACTGAAGCTCTATCGCTTCGACGGCACGGACCTCTATCAGTGGTTCGGCCGCGAGAAGATGCGCGACACGCCCGGCGAGCACTACTACGTCTGGCAGGACTCGGCCTCCGAAGTCTTTGTGATTCGTCAGCGATGAGACGTACCGCCGCCCTTTCGGACTGCGAGCACGAACTCGCCAGAACTCGCACCGCCGTGCGGGAACTATCCGAGGCGCGCGGCGATCTTCAAGCGGTTTTGCACATGGCGGCCCTCGGTTGGACGCTAGTGCACGGCGTGATCGTCTACCATGGCGGATACTCGGCGATGATCGGCGAACTCCACGCGAAAGAAATCCTCAAGGGTGATTTCGTCATGGCGGAATATCAGACTCTGGAACCCGAGGACAACCTGGGTAACGAGATCGAAGACCGTTACGTGATCGCCTTCGAGGACGCCAAGGACGCCGTCGAGTTCAAACTCCGCTACAACGTGGATACCTGACATGACCAGTCTCGCGATGATGAACCTCGCGGTGAAGCGTTCGCAGAACCGCCCTCCTGTCCGGTCCCCATGGGTGCGACAAACCTACGAGCCCAATCTTGTGGTTCCGCCTATGCTGACGTCCGAAGAGCGGATGGCGAAACTGGAAGCCGACCTGAACGCGTTCGAACAGAGGATGAAATCCTGATGGCCAAGAACGACATCTCTGCCGTGGTCGCGCGCCTGTCCGGGTTCGCCGCGAGCCCGGACACGACGCCCGAAGAGGCCGGGGATATCCATGACCTCATCACCTACGCGAGCGACGTCACCGCCGTCTTGATCGAAGCCAAGAAATGGCTGGACGGTCAGCCCAACCGGAGCACGTCCGTCTACGAGACCAACTTCGCCATGGAACGGGCCATTGAGGAGGTCTTGAATCGCACCGTGACCCGTGATCTCCCCCAAGGCGAAATGATTTCCATCTTCGACATAGCTGGCAAATGAGCCGCTCGACCGTTCCATTCGGCAACGACGCCATCAATGCCTACCTGGAGCAGCGGGGCGGTATAGCCCCGAGGCTTCGCGGGCAGTTGGGGGTCCATGCCCTCAATGCGGCTGGTTGGTATGTCGTCACGCTGCGGAGCCCGGCAATGCAGCAAGCGATGAGCGCGGCCGAGGAACTCGAACCCGGATACTACCAGTTCAATTCGGAGTTCTTTTTCCAGTCCCAGGAGGTCGCCGAGCGATTCGAGAACCGTTGGGCCCTTATGCTGGGGCCCCTTATCAGGAAAAATATTCCGTTCGCGGCGCCGCTGCGAAAATCTGGCTGGGTGTTCGAGCCCACCGGCCAGGAGCTAGACGATTTCTACGATGACATGAAGGCGTTGGGTTCCGAGGTCAGCGTCATCGACTACGATTTCGGTTGGGCGGGCATTCGTTCGGAAGAATGCGCCGCGAAAGCCAGTCTGCTCGGCTATCAGGTCATGGACCTTCGGGGGCGTCGGCTGTGAGCCTGCCACCCTTGTCGCAAATGAAGTCCGCTATTCAGGAAGCCCACCGCCCAAACATGGGCTCGACGGCGGCGCAATTCCTGTCAAATATGGGCTACCCGTATTTCGACTATACACGTGAGCCCGTCCATGAATGGACGAAAACCCACGAACTATGCGGATGGGTCTTTGGTAAAGACTACACCTGGGTGGGGGCTCGGTTCTTTTTCAACAACGAAATCGACCGCGACGTCTTCCGCATGATCTTCAACGACGGCATCTACGTGTCGGACTGCCGATATATCGTTGAGGTTCCAGACCGCCATCCGGTATTTCCATTCGATGGCGATCAAGCTTTCTTCGATATCGGCTATGAGCTTGGCATCTTGGAAGAACAATACGATCACCTCAACTTCCTTGGCTGGGTCGGCCTCTTCACCGAGAAACAGGTCGCCAAGGCGGCACTGGCCGGTTACCCGACGATTGCCCTTGAGCCATACAAGAAACGTATTGCGGAGTTCCACGCCGCCATAGTAGAACTCGGACTCTGATTATTTCGTCGGCGAGGGTGGCCACCCAGACCGGCGAAAGTGTTTTGCAGCACCGCCCTGGCGAGATGTCAGTCCGACAGGAGACTACGGTCATCCTCAAGGGTCAGCCTTTAACGGGCTTAGGTGGAACGGGATTGTTTGCCCGCGTAAGGGAGGCCCGCTTAGGCTGGTGGGCTCCATGCACAATCAGGCGGATTCTGTTGGGGGCGGCGCGCTCTTGCAGACACGTCATGGGCTTGATCGGATAGGCTTCTGATCTCTGCCGCTTGGTGACCGCAGCACGTCCGCGTCGGTTGTGACGGCCTCCGTTGGTGCGCACCTTCGGGGGCCGTTCTTCGTTTCGCGAAGATATCGGTTGACCGAAAAAACTGCACGGTATAGTGGCAGGTGATGGGAAAAGCATCGCGCAAGCAAGAAGGGTTCGTCTTCTCCAAGGATGAACGTGGTCGGGACGTCATTGTCGCTGAGCCTGCCCCCACGTCGATGGTTTCGATGGACGATAACTTCCAGCCGCCCGCCGTGGTCGAGGAACCAGAGCCCAAACAACCGTTCGTCAATCCGGTCGCCCGCTTCGCCGACTTCATTGTCGATTCCGGTGACGAGGGTAAATGGGGGCGACTAAACCTCATGGCTCCCGTCGTCGGAGCCGTGGTGATCGGCGCAATCGTCGGGTTCATTCGACTCGTGACCATCTATCCGAAATTCTGGGGATGGTTTTTCGCGGGGCTCGTCGCGACCTTTGTCGCCTACGTCGCGGGTTGGATTGTCATGTGGCTCATCGCGCTGGTCAGGGGCTCGATGAGGGAATCGAACAACAGCAGCGGTGGCAGCGGGTACGACTACTACTAGAACTGTCCGCGCTTCCAATCGTATTCGCGCTGCTGCTCGTCGTGATAGCGAGCCAGTTGTTCCTTGTCGGTTGACCACCAATAGTCACCGCGCTCGTCCCGCAGACGGTTCTGACCCGTGTAGTCGTCCTCGCCAGAAAACTTCGGATATTTGCTCCCGTCGTAGTGGGGGAAACTGAGCGGCTGATATTCAGCCCAAAATTTCTCGAAATCCTCGTGATCGGGATGGAAATCTGGATACCACTCGGGGCGATAGCGATGGTACTCGGGGTCAGAGGGGTGGATGACTCGGATGTCGTGCCCCTCGCCGGTCTGATCGGCCGTTGCATCGAGTATGCTGTTATCGGGCAAGAGGTTCCAGAGGTGGCCCGTGATAGCGACGTCCTGATAGTCGGCGGACGTGTAGGTGCCGCTGACACGGTCCCATCCGTATTCGTCATCGAGCCATTCCGAGACGAGGTGGCATGACCCGCCCCCGCCGTTGTCGATGCGGCACTGGTGTCGAATCTCGCGCAGCTTGGCGAGGAACTCCGGGGTGAGACCAGGAAAGGGTTGGGCTCTGTTTTCGGCCAGGATGTTGAGGAACTCTCGCATCGAATATTTAGCCACCAAGCCGTGATAAATATCGGATGGACAACTCCGATATACGAAAATCCCTAGCCATCGTCGAAACGTCCCAGGCACCGGAAATTCGTTGTAGCTGTTGCACAGACGAGCACCTCAATGAATACGCTCATACTGGTGGCGAAAGCAGTGTTCAATCGTTCCAGGTTGGCGGAGTAAACATATCTATCGGCGCGTTGGGGTCAGTCACTGTCAACGGCGTAGAATATGGCGGTTCAAACTATTCCAACGTTGGTCAGAACACTGGTCAGAACACTGGTCAGAATAGCGCGGGACGCGAGATCACGAGCCGTGGAGGCAAGAACCGTCCGGCCGTAAACTTCCCATACGTTAAGGGCACAGATTACTTCAATGACCTGGACCCGAATGACCCAAACGTAGAAGTCGAGACCGTGGACGTTGGTCAGACTAAGATAATCTTCTATGGTGATGGCATTTCCGAGTCGTACAAAAACGCGATGGTGCGATGCTTCAATGCGGCGCGTCGCTACATGGAGGCCAAGGGGGTGGGCTGGCTCATGTCGGTTGACGTTAGTGTCAAGCATACCCGGCACGGCGTTGGCGGTTACTACGACTACGCCGGAGATAATGTTTGGCTTGTGCCGAGCACCAACGACCCGTTCCTTATCCACGCTATCATTCACGAATTCGGCCATCGTTTTGAGTACCGCTTCCCTGGTTGCCGAGTGCACCTGAACGACCGATACAACTGGTGTCTTCAAAATGACCCCGGCGCATTCCCGAGAGACTATTCGAGAAACAACTTTGGTGAGTTCTGGGCCGACTGCTTCGCTTCTTGGGTACTGGGGACTCCGCTCAAGCCCCATATAACTTCTTTCGTCGAGCACATCGTGGCCAATAAATGAAAACCTACGCTGACATCATCGTCGAGAGTATCCTTGGCGAGGCTATCGTGTACCAGGACCGAATCCTGAATCCCGGTGATAATCGCAAGACCGTCATCTGCCTCGCGCCGACCAAGGCGGAATGGAATGCCCGATATCCACAGGGCGCCGCTGGCGTTCTGATGAAAGACGGTCAGATCGTCATCGGCGACGGGTGCTGTCTTGCCCATGACGTCATTTGCGATCACGCCGGTCTCGACATCCACAACGAAGCCTACCGGCTCCAGATGTCCCGCACGCATTGCTACGGCGAGATTTGGATGACGGACGGTGACTACGAGGGGATGTCGGATGACGACATTCGGCTGGCCGTTCAGGAGCAGTATGGCGAACCCCTGGAAGCCATGACCGCCAAGATCGCGGCTGCCGTCCAGAGGTTCATGGGTCCCGTTCAAGTTCGAGCTATCCCGCTCGGCGAGGACCAGAAACCCTTGATGGCTGATGACGTTGCCTTCGTGGACGCCTGTTGGGCGCGCTAAAATAGTTGACATGTTCGGGATACGAGATAATGGTCTCGTATGCGCAACTACACAGCCGCCACCCGCCTCATCCTCGCCGCCGCAGTCGAGGGCAGTGTCCTCTTCTACGATCTGGGCGAGACCCTGTCATTGGCCGCCGATGGTCGCCGCAATCGCGATCAGGAAGAGCGTCAGCAGCGTATCGCCAAGGACTGGAACCGCTTCCGCGCCCGCACCGCCGCCAAGCTGGAAACTGTTCTGGGTCGTCACTGGCCCAAGGCCGTTCGCCTCACGCCCGTCCTCCCCGACGCCCGCGAGGAAATCAATCGCCTCATCCGCTTGGACGACATCGTCCTCAAGCTGCACGAATACGATAGCGGCAGCGTCTATCTCAGCGGCACGGTTCTTCAGGACGCCGATGGCGAACACGTCAACGAAGACGGAGTTCTGATGTCCGAGTGCGACCCCGAGGGCAAGCCGTATCCCAAGGCCGGGCCCGGCGAACGTCGCTGGCGGGTTTCGATGTCCTACAAGGGCGGCGTGAGTTCGTCGGACTACCACGGAATCGTCTGCACCCCGACTGCCCGCGAAGCTGTCGAGGTCAAGCTGGCGTGGAACGACGACCCCGAGAACCCGCTGAACAAGGTCAACGCGCAGGGGTTCCGCCCGTCCGATCTGTTCTCGTGCAAACGCGAAGACCTCGGTTTCGCGTCCGCCTATGACATCGACGACGAGGGCTCGACCTTCTACTTCAACGGGCCCAACCTCGAAGAGAACGATGAGACCCGCAAGGTCAACAAGGCGTTCGAGATCATGTCCCGTCTCGACACCGACCCCGGCGCCAAGTCGGAGTTCGACAGCCTTCTCGCCGAAGCCATGGCGGCGTCGATGGGCGGTATGCGACTCCTGTGAGCCCGATGGGGCGCCTCATTGCCCGCGTGTGGCAGCATGTCTGGAATCAGCCCAGTGCGTGGTTCGAGGCCAGCGGGGGCGACTACCATGCTGAGGTTCTGAAAAACAATTCCCGATCTGGCCTGCGGGTTCGGTTGTCGCGAAGCATCGACACCGACCAGGGGCAGTTCTACTGGCAAGCGACGCTCGGTCTTGGCATCCCATTCGACGGCTGGACGGCTGGGCCGCACGACGCCCTCCTTACCGTCCCGAGAATGGGGCGCAGAACCCTGTATGGAATGCGGGCGCAGTCGGACGGAACCACGACCTTCCACGGTCCCCTGATGATCTTGAAGTTCGACGGGGACCGGGACCGATTTGAGCGCGACATCACCCTCTTCCCGATGATCGCCGAGATGGAAGCCGAATGATCGACGCCAGGATTATTGTGCGAACCGCTTTCGCCTTGGCGATGGGAGTAGCCAACGGACGAGGGTTCGGCTTTCGCTCGAACGGCGTCGAGTTCACTCTTAAAATCGATTCCAGGAGGGACCCTCGTGGGGCGCACGACGTGGAGATCGAGGCATCGGACTGGAAAATCGCAGCAGTCTTCCGGGAAGCCACCGCCGACGATACCGTCTGGGAAATATGGGGACCAGAATCCAAGCTCGTGGTCGAAGAGATCACGGTGACCGGAGACGCCGACAAGGCTTCGCGGGATATTACCTTGGCATGGATGGACGAGACCTTCCGCCCAACCTAAATATCTGATGAAAAGATACTCCGTCATCCTGGCCAAGAACAACGACCTTCGCCCCGGCGTGGCGGCGGGTATCATCGACAACCCGAGCCTGTCCCGCATTCCCATCGCGGAGTTCGCCTCAGAGAGCGTGGCCTTCCATGTCTGTGCGCTAATGAACGACAGCACGTATCAGCTTCCGGCCGTTGAGCCCGGCAACAAGGGTCGAACCAGAGTCGGCCAATGAGATACAGCGAGATCGCCTTCAAAGACCCCTTGGATGCCTTCGACGAAGAGAAGCGCGCGCCTGATGACCGCTGGCCACTGAGCCGCTTCCCCAAGAAAGTCTTGCCTGCTGGGACCGTCCTTCATCACGGCACCGACAACCCAACCGACTTCGAAATCCCAAACGGGCCATGCGCGTGGTTCACCATTGACGACGGCGCGGCCAAGGAATGGGCCGGATGGGCGAACCAGGGCGATTCCTACTATAAGGGCCGTAAACGGGTTCTCTCCTACGAGACCACCCGCGACCTGACCCTCTATGACATCACCGACGCCCGGACCTATTACGAACTCGCCTTCGCACTGACTGGAGACCCCGAGCACGGGCACATGGACGTGGCAGCACATTTGGCCGAGACTGGCGCCGAGGGCTGGATGTCCGATGGTCCCCGAGGCGAGATCATGATCGTGAACCCCGAGGGGGCGATTCGTCCAATCTAAATTTCGACTACGACCGTTCCGTCATCTACTATGTAGTCATGATTAAGCTATCAAAAAATCAGCGTATTGTCGGGCACGCACTTCATGATTCGAGAGCCACGTCCGTAGGAGAGTTGAAGAAGGTAATCGACGCGTTGGGGAAACATCGTCTGACTGCCGAGACTATCCTTGCTGCATTGAAAAAGTTGACCGAGGCTGCACTTGTCAGGCGTGGCGGCGCGAACTTTTTCTACCTGACCCCCGAAGGAAAGATTCGATTTGTGAGAAGGGAAGGGATGCCAGCGTTTCCGCACCCCGTCGAGGCCCACGCCATACTTCGCCGCAGAAAAATCGCCCGGCAGAAATTTTCTTATTGACGTCTTTTCGAACCATCTGTATAAATAGTTACATCATGACCTACACCATCAACCAACGCCGAGATCGACAGCAACGGGACCGCCAACGCGGTTGCGGGGTTTCTCGTCGTGTGGACAATGGTGATCAAGGAGGCGGCTGCTAAGGCCAAATCCTCGGTCTAGGTCTACAGGATTAGAAACACCCGCTTCGGCTCAGGCCGGGGCGGGTTTTTCTTTGCCCAAAGTCGCTGCGCAGCGGCACCGGGCAGAACAGTCGGGAAGTCGGTGTAGTGCCAATCTGGGCACCGACCTCCCGGCAACCATCACAAGTTTTGTTCACGAAAGGAACAATGTAGCTATAGCTCAACTGGAAGAGCATCAGATTACGAATCTGAAGGTTGGAGGTTCGAGCCCTCCTAGCTACGCCATTACTAAAAGAGGAATGTCCTTTGCTGGGGTGTAGCTCAGCGGATTAGAGCATCGGTCTACGAAACCGAGGGTCGGGGGTTCGAATCCCTCCATCCCAGCAAAGGACATTGTTCTTCATCTACGACGGCCTTGTAGCTCAACTGGTAGAGCGTCGGATTGTCTATCCGAATGTCGCGAGTTCGAACCTCGTCAAGGTCGCCACGGTCACGTAGCTCAGGGGTAGAGCAGCGCACTGTCGATGCGCAGGCCACGGGTTCGAAACCCGTCGTGATCGCCATTTCGGTCCTGAGCATTTTGCTGGGGAGTAGCTTAACTGGTGGAGCACCCGACTCTGAATCGGGCGGTTATAGGTTCGAGACCTATCTCCCCAGCAAAGTGCTCAGGACCACCCCTGGTGGGGCGTAGCTTAACTGGTAGAGCAACGCACTTTGAATGCGTCGGTTGTGGGTTCGACCCCTACCGCCCCATCCATTCTTTTCGAGGGTGACGCCTCAAGTCCCGGTAGCTCAGTTGGAAGAGCACATCCCTCCGAAGGATGAGGTCGCAGGTTCGAGCCCTGCTCGGGACGCCATTTTGAAATTCATCTCTCGATAGTCTATACTGTCAAGATGGATATCAAGCTTGACTCGGACGGCATAACGGCCATGGACCTATACGGAGAGCTTTCCGTCATCCGTAAACTGTTTCACCATCTCGACATACCGTTTGACGACACCCTGATCATATGGCCCGGAGTCGCAGATTACTGGACAGTCAAAGATGTGACGGCAGCACAGGCACTCAAGCTCATGCTGCTCTGGTGATATTTGCTTGACAAGTTCCCCCTTTGCCCTATTTTGGGTTTGAAGGAGAACTCAATGTCCGACATGTCCAAGAATCGCATCCCTGTTTCGGTTTCCCTTTCGGTCTCGCTGATCGAAATCCTGCCCGATCTGGCCAGGATTTGTAAGGCCTCCGACGAGGACGGATACTTCGAAGACGTCCCGGACGTTCCTTCGCTGGGTGCCTTGCAGCGCATGGCGGGCGAGGCTTACGATTCCATGAAGGACCCGAAGTTCAGTCGAGAAATCGGCACGGCCATGATCGCTTCGAACCTCGTCGATTCCGCCCGCAGTGCCGTCCTGGCCGCCGTCTGCAACTCGGTTCTGTCCAACCCCAAGCGGTCGATGGACATCGAGCAAGCCCTGTTGGTCCTGTCCCCCTACGCGGACCCCAAGGATGACCCCGACACCGTGCGGGGGGAAGCCGTCCTGACCCTCATGAAGGCTCTCGGCCTCCGATAGTAGAATTTACTTGACATAATTTAAGAGCGACTTATATGTTGGCTCCAGAGGAGAAACACATGACCGATACCAAGAAAATTTTCGACCGCATCGAAGCCGACAACGCGGCCCGTCTGGCGCGCATTCCCCAGGACGTCATGAACGCCGGGATGGCCCAAGCCCAAGCCCTGTTCGCCGACGAAAGCAGGTTCGCGCCGGTATCCATGGAAGCCCTCGTCTCTGCTCAGCAGCGGATGTTCAACGCCATCGAAGAATACACCCTCTTCCGGGACGCGGCCTGGGGTGCCCGCGACCGAGACGCCATCGTCGCGGAAGCCGAAGCCAAGCTGGTCCCCATCGTGAAGGCGGAGTGCACCAAGCCTATGCTGCGCGCGATCATCCGGTTCCACGGCAGTGCCCAATCGTCGAGGGAATCCCGCACCGATGCCCGCACCATCAAAGCCCTGATCGACAAGGGGCTGCTGCGCTGGTCGTCCGGCAAACCGAACCGCAAGCTCTATACCCTGACCCCGGTCGGCGTCGTGATCTACAACCACACCACGCCCGAGGAGGCTGGACTGTGAGCCAGCCCAAGACGGACATGGCTCGCGTCAACGCTAGTTTGGCGGAGGCCCAGCGCATCATCCACGAGGCCCTCATTCGTGCGGTTGGCGAGGAACTGGCCAGCACGCGGCGAGCCAGCGGGTTGAAACGTTCCCTGGTCCCGTTAGTCGCCAAGGGGCTGCGGGCCAGCGACGACTATCCCGAACTCTGACCATGAGCCGCTTTAGTGACGATCTCTTCGGCGTCAATTCGGACGGTCGGGACCGCGATGCCCTCTATGAACGGTATGACGCCTTCGTGGCCGCTCGCAAGGTGGGCGAGTTTGACGTTTGGTGTCTGCGGGGCGGAGACAGCCGCATTGGTTCGGAGAACGGTTTCCAAGAGGCACACCCGACGTGCTACTACCGAATGGTCGCGCACCCGAAAATCTTCGAAAGCTACGGTCTCCTGGAGGCCATTGGAAGTAACGTCTATCGGTGCTCTGGTTTTGCAGACCGGGCCGCCGCGTTCGCTTTCTGGCTCCGCCACGGTGAGTTCATCTTCGCCATAGAGGGCGAGGGTTTCTAGGTCCAGAAATCGGATTTGCGGGTGCCGACGATGGCAGCAATGGTCGGCAGCCCCTTCGTCGCGGTTGCCCCTGTGCGGTGGCAGCCGTCCCACAAATAGCCCATGCCGTCCTCACCGAGATGGACGATGATTGCTTCCCGGATGGGCTCTTCAAGGAGATCGTTGAAGCGATCTGGTTGACCTTCTTCTTCGTCCCACATCTTGATTTCGTCGCGGAGAAAGTCCGCCCATCCTTCCGGGGTCGTCCCACCGTCGCCGGGTTGGAACTGCACTTTCTCAAGCGGGAAGTCTGGAACAAATTTCCAGTCGAAATCGGAAGCGCGTTCGTTCTGAATGGCGCCCTCGTAGCCTCGCGCTTGGGCCTCAAGTTGTTCTGGCGTCATGGACGCCTCGTAGTATTCAACCAGGAGGATGAGATTTCGCATCTCATATTTAGGTCGAGTGGGGCAGCCCGGCCGAGCCGCCCCGCTCATTGGACATAGCAAGGCCTCGCCCAGCTACCTCCTCTACGCCGCGATTCAGGTTCGCGGCAACCTCATCGAACCTAACAGGCCCGCGAGCCCGTGTCAGTATTTGAGTTTGTCGAAGATCGCCATGATGCGCGGTGCCGAGGCGACCAGATGCGGGACTTCCTTGCGGAATACGTCTGCGATGGTGAGCGCATAGGCGTTTTGCTTCGCCGCCAGCGCAGCGTAGTTGGGTCGGTCCTCGACGTAGATGCGGGGCTGGACACTGACGTGGCGGCACTGATCGATGTTGGTCCGCAGATGACAAGACGCCCAGCCATCGCTCGCCATGTTCCGGGACCAAATCTTCTCAGCCATGAGGCGAAGGAGGTAGACTTCCTCGCCCGACAGCAACCTCGCATCAATCGAACACTCGGTCTTCCATGACGTGGCACTCTCATTGAGCCAGTCCGGGAAAAGGGTCTCCTCCATCCAGAGCACAGTCATGACGCCGCTATTGCCGCCGTCATCGAGTTCGAGGAACTGTGCCCGATCAGGTTTCTTGCAGTCGTGAAGGATGCGGAAATTGTCGAACATATGCCGCTTGATGTTCCAGCCCAGAACCCGAATCAAGGGTTCGTCGAAGCCAGTGGTGTCGTCGCGATGCGCGCGCCCGCCGCCCATGATGGCCCGGAGGTCCGCGTACAGCGGCGCGGGGTCGGTCTGGCCCCCTGACCCAACCAGGGCGGCAACCTCATCACGGAGCTTGCGGAGACGTGTGCGGGCTTTGGCATCGGACATGCCGCAACCTATCCCGACGATTATGGTTTTGTCAAACTCGATTATTTACTTGACAAGTCAATCCTGTCGTTTATGCTATACGAATGTCCAAGTCGAAAACCCGTACCGAACAACGCCGAAAGGCTCGCCGCGTGGAGCGTTATGAGGACGCGCCTCGTGGTAAGATGATGGGCCGTCTTGCCCGCTCGTCTGACGTGCCGCAGTCGGGTCGCCCGTCCCAACAGGGTTGGGATATCGCTTCCGATGATGGGCAAGAAAAATGACCGAGCGCAGCTTCAGTGAGATCGCGGGCAACCGCTTCATCGCCAAACGGACGAAGTCCGGTCTGGTCATTCGTGAACTCGAACGCGGGCAGACGAAGAACCAATGGTTCGTTCGCGTGGACGCCAAGGAAGACCTCGGCGAAGCCAAGCGGATGTCGGTCGGCTCGAACCCGACCTTCACTGAAATCGACAACCACGCCGAGCGCGAGACCGTCTACTTCCACGCTCGCCGCGCTTACAACACGGGACTGATCGGATGACCGACATCGATTACGCTGACTGGCTGTCCGAAGAGGACAACCGCACCGCACAACTGATGGCCCTCATGGAGGGCATCAGCGATGATCGGTCGATCAATGTCGGCTGGCCCACGGATACCTTCGAGGCGTGGAAGCGCGCCAACCGCGAGTTCGTCCTCCGTATCGAAACCATCAACCGTCACGCCGCGTGGGCGGGCGACTACTTCTCCTCGCTCTACCACGAGTTCGCCCGTCAGGGTAAACGACTGGCGGATGTCGAGGCCTCGCCGTTCGGCGCCGGGCTGCCGCGCGCCACGCTGGAGAACCTTCAGGCGATCTCCATCCTGATCGGCGTCGAGACGGCCAAACTCGAATCGACCGCCACGGCCCTCAAGGTGAGGGGTAACGAGCGCAAGACCAACCCCGCCATCATGGCCATCGAAGAATATCGCAACCGTCTCATGTTCGATTTCTGGATGGGTGTGCGGGAGCGCAGCACGGCTCGCCATCGGGCCGCCGCCGACCTCGCGCGTCGCGGGCCCGGTCTGGTGCCCACGATGCCGATGATCGATCAATCGGGGTCGATGTCGCTATGACCGTTGAATTCGTCAGGACTGAGCACGGCGACAAGATCGTCTCCGGCATCGGCTATGCCCATAAGGTGCGCGTCCTCATGCGCTCGCCCGAGAACATCCTGTATCTGGGCCAGGGCCTGAATGCGTGGACGGGTTCGCGGTCGTCGAGCATGTCGGCGATCAAGACCTTCAAGCACGGACGCGTCCTCCTGGCCGACATGCAGAGCGAGGAAATCCGCGCAGAGATCGTCAAGCTCTTCGGTGAAGGCAGCGACGAGCTTGCCATCAAGGCGTTCCGGGCTCGGGGCAAGGAAGCCCTCGGTACGGTTCTGTTCAACGGCGGCGGCAACGCCATCGATTTCTATCCCCGCTTCGAGACTGGCTACAAGACGCTCGAAGACGGCACCATGGTGTGGGAAGAGCCCGTCGATCACCCGATGCTTCGCGGTAAGTTCGGCTACGAACACCTCGTCGTTCAACGCCGGGCCCGCGCATGGCTGAAGGCCGAAGGCGTGGACGAGTGGGAGATGCTCAACCGTCTGCCGCGCGCCATGGAGGCCTGGGGTGCCCGTCAGCCCACCTACCGCGAGATCAGCGACGCCCGCGAGGCCCGCATGAAGGCCAAGGCGACGGCAGACTGGGAAGCCGGTCTGAGCAAGCGCGGCGGCTTCAACAAGTTCGAACTCGAACACATGGTCGAGCACTTCGCCATGGCGAACGACCCGGTGGCGCAATCCATTCGCGATACGGCGGCCGAGCTACTAGCCAAAGGCTAGCTTGAAGGTCATCGCGTCTTGTTCGTCGGCGAACAGGTATGTGACACAGTCAAAGAACGCCACTCTGTCTACCTTTCGGTAGCAAACCTTGGACCAGTTTCCCCGCCGACAGTTATCGCGGATAAACTTCGTGTAGACGTCGTAGTCGCGCCGGTCCTCTACGTTGACCTTGTGGGGACACGAAACAACGCCCTTGTCCACTCCCACATAGCGTCCGGTTCGGCGCATCTCAGACCTTTATGATGTTCTCCAACAGAACGCCTGACTTGCTGTCGCCGACAAACACCCAGATGTCAACCTCGGTCTCGAAGATTTCCCGCACCGGGACAGGTTCTGGGAAGATCAGAGAACCGTTGATCTCTACGTGCACCATGTCTCCGATCTTGATCATTGGTCCACCGCGATCATGAGCCGATACTGCATGGCGTCCCGCTCATCGGCAAATCCGAGCCAGACACACCGCCCCCGCTCCGTGACGGTGCGGGTCTGGTAGTTGTAGTGGGTCCCGAGCGAATACGAGAACGCGCTCCACTCGCCCTTGAACATCTCCTGGTTAGAGGAGAGTTCGGCAAGGATGCGCTCGACGTCCTCCAGCGTGCCCGTGCCTTTGGTCACGATGGCGTGGGGGAGACGGTCTGCGAGAACCTTGCAGATGCCCTCGTAGCAGTTGGCCGCGATGAGCATATCGAGATCGAAAATATCCTCAGGTCTCTTGTAGCCGGGATAGGAACGTGGGGAGAGGGTTCGCCAAGACATCAGTCATAATACTGAAGTCAGCACGGCGTCTCAATATTTGAGTAGGAGGGCAGGCGCGACGGGCACGCCTACCCTCCCCTCTGCTCAAGAGACACCCAGACGAGATGTGTCAGCGGGCGACGGCCTGCGCGTCATGAGGCACGACGCGCGGCACAACCGACAAATCTCGCCTAGTTGCCCGGCCCTGATATCAGGCAGCGAGGGCCCGAGCAACAGCTAAATATGGGATGCGGATAGACGAGATGAACGCCATGCGGCTGACGGAGGGGCTGGTCGAGGTTCCGCCCAAAATGCTCGCGCGAATCACCCATCTTCTCCGCCGAGATATGCTCTGGTGGGCGAGCGACCAACTCCGAAAACGAAGCCACCGGGCCGATGTTGTGGCTGAGCAAAAAGCTACGCTGAAGGCCCTGTGTGACGAGTTCGGCGTTGTTGTCACCAAGAGTCCGTTCGAACCGTCCAGCAACGTGACCGCCTACCGCATCCCGATGGACACAGATGGCATGGGGGCGTCCTACACCAGCCGCACGCCACAAGTTAAGGGTATCACCCTTTTGCTTTACTGGACCGACCAGGAACGTCTCAGGGGCTCATGGGAGGACGAGAAGAAAGTCCTGTCCCTTTATCCGCTGGCTCCGCCGTTCCTCCGTGACTATCCCACGCATCGCACCCATGCTCAGGACATTGAGTATGCCCTGAACGAAATCACCTCGACGCTCGTCCACGAGCTTCGGCACATGGTCCAGACGGAGATCATCCAGCATGCTGATCAGGAAAAAAGAAAAAAGAAATACAGCGATTTTGGCCCCGACTACCACACGTCGCCCATTGAGTTCGACCCCACTATCGGTTCCTGCGTTGAGGAGTTCTTGCAGTTATGGGACCTCGCCAGTGAGGGCAGCCGTAAACCGTCTCTGTCTAGTTCAGTGAAGCAGTATTGCGGTCTATCGCAGCGAAAGGGGTTCTATTTGGGACCATTCACTACGCCTGATTTCTTCAGAGACCTGAAGAAACACGCGCCCAAGAGATACCGCGTTGCGGTCAAGAAGTTCACCGTCGAACTTGCACGGCGGCTGGGCGTAGGTCCGGGATAGTCACCACGGACGAAAGAAGACGGTGGCCCCCGGCCTAAGGGATTCACCGACAGTCAGAACGAGCGGTCCCTTGAAAAACACCCGCAGTGACTGTCGGTGAACGTTCCCGCGAAGGAACTCGGTGCTCCCTTTTGGGGAACTGAATTTATGTCTAGGACCGGTCGCGTCCGCTGTCAACCACGCGACATCGGAGACGGGTTGGTGGGCTTGCGCGCGGACACGGCCGAGACTATCTGGTCCGCGTCGATCACCATGGCCTCGACCTCACCATCCGCATAACGAATCATCGTCCCGTCATAGCCGCCCGCCCGGATGTCTTCGGCGGTGTGCTTGTGATGGGAATAGTCACCAACGCCGTCCTTGTCCTCAGGGTTAATGACGAGCGGGTTCTTGAGCGAGAGGTAGACGGGATAGATGGCACCCGTGTCATCTTCTTCGTCATCGTTGATCGGCTTCTCCGCATACCGCTGAGCGTAGTCGGGGTCGGAGGTGAAGAAATGGCCCATGGGATGATCGGAGAACCGGTCGAAGCCAGCGTAGACGTGGGGGACACCGTGATAGAAAACCATCGGCGCACCGTTCGGCTCGGTGGCTGCGCTGCCACCGAACCAGCTATCAAAATCGGCCGGTGCCTCCATCTCGTTCAGGGGCTGGTAGGAATCCGGGCGCGTCAGCAGCGAGATGGTTTCCAGGTCAGGGGAGAACGTCGCGATGTTGTTCGGGCCAAGATTGAAATAGGTCAGGGTGCCACCCTGGTTCATATACTGTTTCGTGAAATCGATGTCGTTGTGACGCAAAACCTCTGCGGCGTGAGACGAGAACGGCGTCACATTGTTGAACCCGATCAGCGTACCGTTTTTGTCGTAGACTGGCACCTCACGGTAGCGAGGCGTGTATTCGGGCGTGGTGCCCATGATGCTTTCGACCAGGATATCGGCATAGGTTTTCATTTCGGTATTTATCGCTAAATATGTTCATGAAGACCATGCGCGACATCATCAACGAAGCTGAAGGCAACGTCCTGGGGGAGCCCCTCGAAGGTCGTAGCTCCACCAACGCCCGTATCGTAATGGGGTTCTTCCCCACTATCGACAACGAGGAATATTTCCTGCGTGGTTGGCGCAAGATCGTCCAGAACAACGAAGAGCAACTCAACCGTTGGGAACTCGAACAGATGGGCAAAGCCTTCGTGTCGCTGGTCCGTATGGGTCAGCAGGATACGATGAAGGTCATGCGTCGCCTGATGCTCGTTCACACCGATGCCGATGGCTCGATTCCTGCCGATGACGCGGAGTTCCGTTCCGTTAACGGCCCGACGCCCGGACTGAAGAACGTTTAAGCCCAGCCGCCCTCAGGAGCGAGGGCTTCCCGCAACGCCATGGCGTCCCAGTAGGCATTGTGCTGAACTGCGCCCGGCACGGTCGTCGGGTAGCTCTGCACCTTCAGCATTCGGAAAGTGATGTCGCTCAGGGCGATCATCTGCCCCGGCGCCACCATCGTGCACTCGCAGAAATACCGGATGTCGTCCGGCCAGTCGGAAACGATGACGGGCTGGAAATCACCACGCAGAAACTTGGCAAGCTCGTTGGGGACGTCGGCGCGCTCGACTTCACGGCTGTGCGGGTCAGCATAGAAATGCGGGGCAACGTTTGTGGTCACCCACGGCGTCAGGGTCTCGCCCTCTTTCCAGATAACCAGAGAGAGGGGTAGGCCGTCCTGGCGCACCAACGCTATTGAGAGGAGACGACCACCAAAGGAGTCGAACTCGCAGTCGAGGAAGTAGATCAATCGAACTCCACGTATTTCACGACGCCACCTTGACGCCGACGCTCAGCTATTTCGACACGTTTGCGAACCCATTCCAAGATACGTCCTTCAGCCTCTTCGACGGAGGAACTGGTGTTCACGCCAAATTCGCCGTCCTTCCCTAGTTGGGCCCAAACCGGCGACCACCAAGCTCTGGCTTGGGCTTCGTATCCCCGATAGTTGTCCCGGACGATACGATATCGCATTCGAAAAAACGACCTGCGTTTGGCCGGGGGTATCAGAGGGATCGGTAGTGAAGGCGCGGGCGTCCTCACTATCTCGACAGAGACTTCGACAGAATCTTTGCGAAGGTCAAGCACATTGGTCATCGATGCCCTATGCGTATTTTTCTACCAGATAGTCAACCAGTTCTCGAACCCCTCGACTGGCAGTACCATCAATGACCTTGGTATAGACGGGGGCGTTGGTGGGCTGGATGTTGACCTCGATCACCTCAGCAGCCGGGTTGGCCTGCTTGACCACCTCGGCGAAAAGGCTGGCGGGCATGACGGAGCCTGACGTCCCGATGGTGACGTAGATGTCTGTGTTGTCCAGAACGGTCTCGATCTCGTTGAGATACTTGGGCATCTCCCCGAACCAGACGACGTCCGGCCGCATCGTCGCGGCCCCGCACTTCCCGCACACAGTTGAGGCATCGACATCGTTGGTCGTCACCTCGGCGTGTTCGCAGGAACGACAGATCACCTTGTCGATCTCTCCGTGGATGTGGGCGATGTTCTTGGTTCCGGCGCGGCGATGAAGATCATCGACGTTCTGTGTGATGACCAGGAAGGCACCCTTGTCTGCCCACGCCTCTTCGAGTTCGGCAAGGGCATGATGGGCGTCGTTGGGATGAACGGTCTGCGCATCCTGACGACGTTGGTTGTAGAAAGCATGCACGAGATCGGGCTCGGCTTCGAACCCCTTGAGGCTCGCGACCTTCATGACGTCGTGCTCATGCCAGAGCCCACCACCGTCGCGGAAGGTCTGGATGCCGGATTCGGCGGATATGCCTGCGCCGGTCAGGATGGTGAGGTTGGGCATCAGGCCAGCACGCCCAGAATTTGCTTGTCTTCGATCAGCAGGAAGGTGTCGCCATCAACCTTGACTTCCGAACCGGCGAGCTTGTTGAACAGCACGCGGTCGCCAGCCTTGACGGAGATTTCTTTGAAGACGCCGCCTTCGTAGATGCCGGGGCCGGTCGAGACCACGGTGCCTTCTTGGGGTTTGCCCTGAATGGTCTCCGCGATGATGATGCCACCCTTGGAGATGGATTCGGGGTCAGCGGTTTTGACCAGGACGCGGTCGAGTAGGGGACGAAACATGTAGGCTCCAAAATGTAGAGCCCCGAGTATATCCACGCCGTCTCTGGTTTGCGAATTATTCCTCGACGAACCCTGCGGCGTGAACGAGCCGCACCGTGTTTTCGACAACCCGAAGGGGACCACCCTGGTAGGCCGCGATGGCGTCGGCGCGCTCACGAGGCGTCATCGGCGTGACGCCGACTCGTTCGATCATGATGCGTTCCATCTCCCGGATGGCTCCGGCGCGGTCGTCGGCTTCGGCGGCCACCACCCAACGGATGGTCTCCATCTCGCTCGGGTCCTGCATGCCGGAGTGGACCTCGAACCCGGACACCTTGCGGCCGATGCTGGGAGTGTATTCGATCTTTGACATTCCGCCACTCTACTCTTCAGACTTTTGCTTTGCAAGCCTCTTGCGGTTCTTCTTGAAGACCTGGGGATTGTATCCAGAGGCCATCTGCTTGAGCTTGCGAAGGCTCGGCATCGGAATCCAGACCGGGTAGGCTTGGCGGAGATCGCTGTGAGGGTTCTGCCACATCCCCTTGTAGTTGTGGACGATCATTACATCGGCGACGTCATAGATTTGGACGTGGCGGGTAACGTCCACGATCTCGACCTCGTAGTCTCCGACGCATCGGATGACGCGGCCATAGGGGGACCAGAAACCGTTGCCGGAATCCACGGTGTAGACGATCATGTTGCGGCGCAGGGCGTGCTTGGGCATCGGATAGACTCCGGGCGTTATGGGTTCATGGTGTTCCTTGGTTGCGCACAAGTGATATTGTGCAGAGATCGATACTGATGCGTATGTCTCATATCGCTATTGCATCGCAGATAGCCGGGCTGTCTTATCACGTCAGAATCAACCGTCAACCTTTTCATTGACGATTTCGGTGCACCATTGTAAGGGAATAGCATGACCCAGAACGCCTCCGCTCAAGCCGACAAATACCGCCGTCTCCATGACGCTACGATTACGGCACACGCTGTTTTCCAGGCCTGGAAAGCCACCGACGCTGACGACGTCGCGGGGTGCGAGACTGCCGAGATCGCGTTCTACGAGAGCCTGAACGCGTTCTTCGACATCATCATCAATGAGTTCGATGGCGAGGCGACCGAAACCACGAAGCAGGAAGTCGGCGACCTGTTCAACAACCCCGATCATCCGCTGCGATGGAAAGAAGGGCTCACAATCGAGGACGCGATGTCCGCGATGTCCAACTACTCCGACGCCGCCATGGCGATTTACGCCACCAGGGTTCTGCTGAGCCTGTATAGGGTCACCTTCGACCCCGCGAAACTCAAGCACTGGGACACGTTCTCAGAACGCTACCAAGACCTCATTCTCTCCGCTTAGGGACCCCATGACCTACGACCGCCGCAAACTCCTCGGGTCCCTGATCGGGGGCGACTACGATTCACTGAACGGAATTCCCGACCGCTACGCCGAACTCGTGGCTCGCCAGAAACTCGTGATCGAGGTCAACGAGCAGATCAAGGCCGCCAAGGTCGAGCCCGACGTTGCTGGCATGTCCCATGCAGAGGCAACGCAGGTGAAGAGCGACTACAAGGCCGCCTTCAAGATCGAGGTCGAGCCCCTTCTCGCCGAACTCTATCTGGTCAGCGACGGCATGCTGGCCTTCATCCGCCTACACTTCAACAACTCGAACCTGGAAGACCCGGCCCTCTTTCAGATGGTCAGCGATCTCTTCGACGGCAAGCTGGTCGTCGATACCATGGACGAAGACGCGCTCCGCACGGTCGAAGACGCCGTCGTCGCCATCGCGGTCGCGAAGCGGATGCTCTCTGTGGAGAAGGTGCCGTGGAATGCGGTGAAAATGAAGGAGTTCGCTCCCTTCGCCAACCGCTACAAGGCCCTCATTTTGGGCTGAGGAGCAGACGGAAGGAGCCACGGTTCGGAAGCATCTGGCTCCTCTCTACCGCTGGCATGTGCTCGACCCAGTCCAAGAATTCCTCGCGGATTTGACCAGAGCGGCCCGTGATCACAAAGACGGCCCTGGTTCCCTCGCCCTTCGCGTCCCTGACAAAGACCTTCACTGCCCGGTGGGCTTGGTCGAGCGTCATGCCGTGAAGGTCGAGGGTTTTCGCATGGGCGGGGTGTGAGCGAGGATGAGGTGGCTTGACGTGCAGTGGCGCAGTTGGATGGGGGTCTGGACGCGAACGATCACCGAGACGGCGAACCGTGTCGGTGATGCGTTTCCACAGATTGAGGTCGTCTCTGGTCATCTATGCCTTATAGCATAGCGATCATCTTCTTCCAATTCGAAGTCAGACGAAGATCGAAGGCTTGCTGGACGAGACGGAAGTTGACGTCGCGCTTCAGCTTGCCCGTGACGTAGAGATCACGGATGTAGTCCATGACTTCTTGCTTCTCTTCCTCAGACAGCGACGGCGTCTTGATGTGCTGCTTGATCTTGTCGATGTAGTCGATCATTTCATCCGAACGGAAGTCCATGTTCATGTAGAAGGCGCGCGAGATGATCGCGGTGTCCCAGTCTTCTTCCGCCATGTTGGAGATGAAGATGATGCGGCCCTTGAAGTCGATCTTGTTCGGAAGGTGGTTGACCATGTAGTTCTGGACTTCCTCCAGGAGTTCGTCATCCGACAAATCGTGCTGGTAGGGGTCCCAGAGTCCGTCGAAATCCTTCGGCTCCTTCTTGGGCTTGATGACCTTACGGACGAACTGTTCGAGATCGCCGTCCTCGGGCTCACCGCGCAGAACGCGCGACATGACGTTCACGTATTCGTTGCGGACCTCCGCGCTCATGACGGCGGTGTTGACCGTGCCCTGAACGTCGTAGGAGATTTCGCGCACCGGGTCGGTGTCGAGCGCGCCCTTGAGCATGTTGATCGCGTTCTTGTCCTCAACGACGCTGTCGCAGTCGTCAAAGATCACCATGCCGTTCACCTGTTCGATCAGGGTCCGATACATGGCCAGGGTGGTGATACGACCCTTCTTGATGATGAAGTCGCGGCCTTCCTGGAGACCGAGAGCCTTGATGGTTTTCAGAACCGTGAAGGTCTTGCCCGACGACGGGGCGCCGGTGATCAGAAGGGATTTGATGAAGGAGGCTTCGCCACCCGCGACGAGGTTCACTCGGTCGGCGAGCATTTCGTATTGCTCGTCCATGGAGTGCTCGTTGCCGCCCGGCAGAGCGCGGGCCAGGAGGCGTTCAAGCTGCGGAATGATGTGCTCGATGCCGGGAATCTTGAAGAAGGCGCCGTTGGGCTTGCGGCCGAACAGGTAGACCTTGCCCTGCGAAGTCATGCGGGCCACGCCCTGCACGGTCTTCAGAGCGGCGACATCCGGGTCCATCTCGGGAGCGGGCTCCAGCGGGCCCTGTGACTTCGAGAAGGATGCGTCCGCGCTGTCCCCGGCGTTTTCACGACCCGAGAGGTTCCAGTGGTGAGCATCGACCTTGAGGTTGACGTTGCCGCGAACGCTGCCGGGAATCTGGACGTCGTTCTTAGCCGCGCAGGCCATCATCTCCGGCATCGTAAGTGCGCGGGCTTTGTCGCCATACATGGAGACGCACATCTGCACGAATTCACTCTCGGTGGAGCGACGGGCCATTTCGGTGATCTTTTTGCTGTTGCCGGAAATCAATACTTCGCCAAGTTGTGGATGGCGAACGAGATCGACTAGCGCATCTTTATACTGTTCAAAGGAAAGGTCAAGAGGAATATCGATAGCATAGGGAGCCGGGTCATTGGGGTCATACTTGGGCCAGACGTAGACGGTGGAAATGCCGAGGTTCTGGTGTTGATCTTTTTCCCAAGCCAGTCCGATGGCCAGGATACCGTCTTTGTGCAAGTAGAGAGCACCGAGTTGATCGGTTCCTTCGATCTCAAACACGCGAGAGGGGCCGCCAATCCGGTCAAGCTCGCCGATCTTTGCAACAAAATGCTTCCGAACGTTTGCGAGGCCACGGTCTTCTGAGCGTGCGAATTCAAAAATCTTCATGAATGCTTTTTCCACTTGCGCTTTAATGGGTTAGTGGTATATTTAGCCATGGACAGAACTCATCCCGCCGTTGATATGGGCTGCAACGCCGAAGAGGTGCGCGTCTTTGACGGCATCGCCCGAGGCTCGCCGCCCTCCGACTACAATCCCGAGATTCTCAAACACCTTGAGGAGAAGGGACTGCTGAGCATGCTCGGCCATGACGCCACCATACCCTTGATGGTGATGCATCAGTGGTCCGACTATCAGAAACTGATCGTTTGGGGAGAACCCGGCGTCTCCCAAGAACAACGAGCGTAAATACGTGATGCGCAACACTGACCCTCCTATCCCGCCTTGCCGCCCGTTTGGGGCGCCTTGGCATGTGGATGGTCAACATGCGAAACCGAGAATACAGAAGACACGCCCGCCAGCGCGAGATCGCGCGAGTGGACAACTGGCTCCGTCAGAACCGTTGGTATACGGCTGAGTCCGACATAGAACGCGCTGCACGACAGCGAGCCGTTCATCCCCAATCCTGCTCCTCCTACTGCTGTGGTAATCCGCGCAAATGGTTCGGTGAGCCGACCATGCAGGAGCAGCGCGCCCGCTTCGTTAGCGAATATTTTGACGCAGGCGAAGACGGGCTGATATCATCGAAAGATGAGTGAAGGTTCGAGTGACCCCACGCCAGAGGAAATCGAGGCGGTGGCCTTTGTCATCGCTTCGATGACCACCCTGTGCACCGACAGTGCGGAAGACGTGGCGGAAGCCGTCATTGCGGCCTTCCAGGAGGTTAGGCGGCACGCCTAGTAGCCGAGGCTCTTGACGACTTTCTGGAGAGCTTGCGCCAGACCCTGCTGTCCACCCATGGCGGCCATGAACGTGGCCTCGTCGGCAGTGATGGTGAGCTTGACGAACTCCATGAGGTCTGCGGGGTCTCCGGCAATCGCCGCGTTGATGATGTCGCGCTCTTCGACGGCCATCATGTAGAAAAGTTCTTCGATCTCTTTGGTATCCCGAGGCGCGAGACCTGTCTCGGTTTCATCCTCGTCGCCGACGAGGGGTTCTAGATCGGCCGCCGCGATATAGTTGGCCAGATTGTGCTGCCTGACCTCTGATTCGAAATCGTTGTGCTCGACGACGTCGTAGAGGCACAGGGCTCCGTTCCGGTAGTCGTAGACGAGGACGACTTTGCCGTGGATGAGGTGGACGTGCCAGAAACCCTTCAGGACGCCGCCCGTGAACGGTGTGTCCTTGGCTCCCATGGGCTGCGTTGGGTTGGCGACCTTGGCCTTCAGGAAGGCCGTCAGGGTCTTGTCCATCGTCGGGTAGCCGCGCAGGAAAAACGCGACGTTCTTCAGATAGCGGGTTGACGCCAGGATGCGGGTGGTGCCGAACTCAGAAAATCTCACGAACCCTTTCGAGACGATTTCATCAAGTCGTCCACGGTCTCGAAGACCACCATCTTGGGCGCAGGTTCTTCAGCCCCCTCGTTGAGGTTGCCATTGCGGGCAGCGATCTTTCGATGCGCCTCCGCACGAATCTTTTCGAATTCGTCTTTCTTCATCCGGTATTTATCCCCTCACAGGGCTTGTTCCATCCACGCCATTCCGCGCGCGGCGAAAACGTTGGTCTTGTTCCGGGCCGTGCGCAGGGCCAGAATCGCCTGCGTTCTCGCGACGGTTTCCTTGGCGGCCCGGAAGGCGACACGTTCTTTGGAGGTGAGGTTCTCGGTCATCCCCGCAAGATAGGAGGGTCTCGAACCTTGTCAAGTAAAAAGGGCCCGCAGCCGAAGCCGCGAGCCCTAGTCGAACCCCGATTAGGCGAGGTGGGTAGATTAAGCGGCGACGGTGCGGTCGTCGCGGGTGCCCAGTTCGGTTTCCAGGGCGGCCAGGGTGGCAACCTGCGATTCCGTCAGCGTGGCGGCCGACGTCTTGATCTTGGCGACGGCGTTCTCGATGTGCGGGGTGGGCATGTTCGCGATGGTCAGGGTGACGCCGCGCGAGGCCGAGGTGTAGGTGGTAACGGTCATTTGTGTGAAAAACTCCATAAGTTCACCCTCAGACCATAAGGGGACTCCCAACGGGCGTGCAATATTTTAGTTCACCGAATTCGAATAAATATCGAATGGCTCGTTTCCCCGATATGCGCTCGATCATGGAGGCCGCCCGACCGTGGATGGACCATGGCGACGACGAGGCCACCTACGACGAATGGAAGCCCGAGCACGGCATCGACAACTTCGTCCGTTCAACCTTCAGCACCGGAGGATGCGGCTACCTCGCCGTGGCCGTAAATGAAAAAACAGGCTGGCCCATCCATGCCGAGATGAGCCCGGATGGTGACGTAGATCATATCTGGTGCGTCAACGATGCTGGTCTCGCCGTAGACATCAACGGTGTTCACCCGGAGGCGTTCGCACAATCAAAGTTCAATGACCCGGAGTGGGGTCCGAACAAGATCGCTCCGCATCTCAACCCGAGGATTGGGCATCGAGGAGAGATCGTCAAGCTAGAGCCCCAGCAAGCTGGGGGTTCCGACCAAGAACTCATGGACTGGGCCCGAGACCTTGTCGCGTTGTTTCCGAAACATTTTGGCCTTTAGATCAGAGGGGGTTTCGTTTCACTCACACCCCCTGCTGGTGCTCGTCTCACTCGCTATGCTCGTTCGCTTGAGACACCAGCTATGTCTTATAGGACATCAAGAACAAGCAAGCTGATATCCTATAGACTATCAATCCCTTATACTAATCCTAGATCGTCAGCGTATTCTCCCCCCGTTGAGAACTCCACGTAGGAAGTCATCAACAGGGAGAGAATATCTAATCCTGAGTCGATTAGTCTGATAGCTGCGGTGACTTTTTACAGACGGCTGGCGGTTTCCCGATACCAGCATGAACAGCCCATTCCCGACCAAGCTTCCTCCTGTAATCGGGGCCTCCACGAGTATCGGTCAGATTTCACGCAGGGTGAATTAATCTGCCGTCGTTGCGCCCCGGCGAGCTTCTTAAGTGGTCAAACGGTTATGAAACATTGAAGTTTCAAGCAACGCATCCCAGGCGTTCAGAGAACCCGAGATGCGCGGAGGGATGTCAACCAGTGGACAGAGCCCTCCTCTTTGCATAGTGCCTTTCGCGCGAGATCGCGCCGAGCAGCCGTCTGATCGTGGTCCGCGCGCCTCTCGGTTATGCGCCTGCCTTCCTCGGCCAGTTGAGTCAACCACGACCCTCCGTCTCGTTGGCCATCCTGCCTGCGTGTCCACCCGGTGTGTGCCGACTGTCTTGAACGCTTTGCGACGGGCCCCACCGCGATCTATCCGGCCCTGGATGCGATTTATGGGTGCTGAGCACCAATGAGTCGGACTATACAGAGTCTGGAGAACAGGAGTCGAATCTATTCTTAGATGTCGGGGTCGTCGTCAAGTATAACGGTCGCAGCCCAGCGATTTGTGCTCCACTCCGACAGCTTATATATCGAAACGTCGGGTCCGTATTCATAAAGCATCTTGGCCATCATGGCGTCTCGGCTCATCGAGAACAGCATGTAGCCGTACTGGTCGTCGTGCAGCGAGGTCCATTCGGCCGGTCGATAGCCGACGTCGCTGAACGCCTTTATGAGATCGACGCCCGGTGCCCCAGCCCACGCGTTGTGGACCCGCAGGGATTCTTCGAACTTGACCACGACGAGGAACTTGAAGACGGAATGGTGGCGGTGCAGGCTATCGACGACGGCCTCCCCAAGCGTCTCGCCCCGCATACCCCGCCAGCCGTTCATCCGATAGGCGGGGACGTGGCGGAGTTCACGGCACAACGAGGCGTGCGCGCCGTATTCCTCGCGCTTCGCATCCCGGCCCAAATCGTTCATCCACGTGTAGACGCTCACGAGACCTCCAGGTCCCCGCACAGGATGAGCTTCGAGAGGTCGCATTCCATCTTTTGGAGATCACCACTGACCTGGACCGGTTTCCCATTGCGGACGACGGCGCACCAGCCTTCGGCCATGATGCGCTCAACCTGACCACACGACACGGTCCTGATGTCCTTCGTCTGATGTTCCCGATTGAACTCCAGATATGCTTCCAGGAAATCGAGGCTGTAGCGGTCGCCTCGCTTTTCATATCGGACAACAATCTCGTCGCGGCAGACGTAGTCGAGCCAGATGCGCGAGATGGGGGCCAGCAGGCGCCGGTCCTCCCCTCGTCCGATGTTTCGACCGGTATCCTTGGTCAACTGCATCAGGCGGACGAGCGCGACCGCATTTTTCTTGGTGCAGAACATCAGAGGCAGGCCTTAAGGGCGTTCTGGAGCGCGGTGATCTGGAAGTTCGACAGGGAGATGGCCCCGGCCTCCTGAAGGGCGATGATCTCCTGCAAGCCCATCGCGGTCTCCTCGCGGGCCTGCGCGGCTTCCGCTTTCTTGCGGGCGTTTTCTTTGCCCCGGCGTTCGAGTTCGATTTCCCACTCGGCCTGCTCGCGGATGAGCGTCGGCGTGGTCTTGAGACGCTCGGCGGCGGCCAAGGCCGGAATCTCCAGCATGGCGTTTTCCTTGGACCGATACGGCACGGCCTTCGGGTAGCGGGCGTGCTGGTCGTCCAACTGGTGGCCGATGTCGATGGCGTCCCCGGCATTGAGGCGGATGGCGGCAATATACCAGCGACCGCTCGCGTAGCCGCCGTCGTAGACGATGTAGCCGATGTGCTCGTCGTTGAGGTAGGCCGCGTAGGCGAACCGATATCCCTTGTGCTCGATCTTCTCGACCCGCACGGGGAAGTCGGGCCCCATTTTCTGCTGGGCGAGGAGCTTGGCGCATTTCGAGCAGGAGACGCGAGCTTCGTCGGTGACGACGCCACCCCGGAAGGTCCAGGCCTCGCCGCACAGGGCGATGGCTTCCTGAGAGCCCCACGAGGTCGTCTTGGTCTTGCCGGTGTCGAAATGGTTGTTGTGCGCGCGACGACCCATGACGTTCTCCTCTGTTCGCCTTTACTTTACAAGTTTCTGGACTGAGGTCAAGCAAAAATATTGAAGGTTACTCCCATCGACAAGTAGACTTCTCTCATGCGTCAATGGCAATTCCAAGAAGTTCCTCACGAAAGTGAACTCCCCTACCCCGAAGTCACTTCAACATCTGGTAAGCATAAAGGCAAGATCGGTCATTTGATGGGGAGATCATACTCTTCATCGGTGGTGTTCGTTGCTTGGGGCTTCGGAGTTGAAGCGAAGTCATTCCCATATCGGGATATCGAATACGTGGACATCAACGGGACGGCCATGATTGAGCCCGTCACCGACATGTCAGAGAGAGAACTCAAGATCGGCGACTGGGTGACCTATTCGGTCCCGGCCGGAAACTCCAGTCATGCGTTGGAGGTTGGGGAGATCACCCAGATTTCTAAGATCGGCGGCTTGACGGTGAAAAGAGCAGTCCGCAACGGCTCGAAGGTCGTCAACCACTATCGCGGTGACGCACTGCGGCGCATCACCGACGCCGACCGTTGCCTCAAGCTCCCGGTCGATACCAAGACGCTCACGAAGTGGGTCCTGCTGGATTTCGAGGAGATGGGCGCCTAGCAGTGCAGAAGGACGAACTTCGTCATGGCTTTCTTGGAAAGCGTCATGTGGATGTCGTTGTAGTTTCCTGACCACCTGGGCTTGACCCGTTCTTTCTCGCAGAAATCGAATATGTCTTTGAGGAAGATCGAGCCGTGAGGGGCCTCTTCGACGGCGACCTCGTATTCGGATTTCTCGCCCTCCTCGTAGTCTTCCGGGTCGGTGATCTCATAGAAGGCAATATCGGACAGTCCGATAGTTCCCCCGTCATAGCTGCATTTGACCATGCATTTGCCGAGATGGTCTCGGAGTGAGAACTTGACCGTGTTTTCGGGCGTCTTGGGCCAACCAGAATCCTCGCTGTACCATTCCCCGTCCTTGAACAGGTAAGGGATTTCGTCACTTTTGGCCCAAAACTCCTGCTCGCTCGGGTGAGACCATCTCCTCATGGCGTCGCCGCGTTCACGAGCGTAGAACTTCGACCACGTTACGGGAATCCCGCTGTCTTCATTCCAGGAGTGTTGGTCCCATCCGTGTTTCTTGCCGATCTCCGCTCCGAGACTGCTTACATCTCCCTCGTGGAGGAGTTTATCCAATTTCTTCGGGTCACTGTAGAAGAAGAACAGCAAGACACCATTGTGCGACATGTAGCCGTCACTGTGGCAGTAAATGTAGCGCACACTGCCGTCGTTTTCGACTTTTCCGATATAGGAACGAGTGGACATGGTGGGTCGTTTCTGGCGTCAGAGCCGTTCGAGAATGAGGTTGCGGACGGTGTGGGCGTCGAGCTTGGTCTCGGAGGCCTTGTTGACCTGACCGATGAACCAACCAACGATGCGCTGGTCATCACGCGCCAGCGCGACCTTGTCTGGGTTGGCGGCCATGATGGTGTCCACGATGGTGGCGATCTCGGATGTCGAGGGGCCCGACAGCGTCGGTTCGATCACGTCGGCCAGGATGGAGAAGAAGACCACACGGGCTGCGGACTCGCCACCGTCCAAGTCGCCAGCCATGGATTCGCGCGCCCACTCATCGTTGAACCGGTTCAGTAGGGTCTCGTAGAACTCCCGCTTCACCCCTGACGGGATGCAGTCGATGTCGAACGCCTCCAAGAGCATCATGAAGCCGTGGATGTTGAACGCACGATTGCGCTCGTCGAAACCCAGACCCATGGCTTTGAGCTTGCTCGCGAACGGCCCGAGCACGAAGTTCATGAACTCGTCGGTGTGCTGGGGGCAGCGGGTCAGAATGCCGAGGAAATACCACGCATCCAAGCGCACCCCCGTGAAGTCCTGAAAATCGGACAGCTTGCCGGGGTGCATGTCGAGGCCGAGCCAGTCCTGCACGATCTCGGAGGGGCTCTCGCGGAACCACATTCGCGCTCGCTCATCCATGGCGGCGACCAAGGAATCGAGGAAGAGCTTGCGACCCTGATGCCGCCGCTCGAAGTCGAGTTCGATCTTGGGACGATGGGAATCGACGTAATGGTTGCGGGCCGTCTTGCTGGCGAAATCGGCCACGGGGTGGCGACGCACAACCGGCCAGTTCGGGTCCGAGACCCCGACAGTCCACGTGTTGATGTCCACGATTAGACCACCTCGGACGAGGTAGTCCCCCACGCGCGGCGCAAGCTCGTCCTGCATGTAGCGCAGGAGCTTCCAGCTATCGGCGAACACCATCATGGTCTTGATGGATTCATCCGCTAGGAAGCGGCGAAGTTCGTCACCTGTTCGAAGTTTGCTCATGGCCGCGCTACTACCACGACGAGCAGTTTGGTCAAACCATTTTAACGGTCGGTGAGGAAGGTGTGGTTCCCGATGGTCTTGATGGGTGTCATGGTCGGAGCCCAGTATGGGTTGATCGCTGTCGTGTGGTAGAAGAGCGCGCCATCGGTGATGTCGGAGGTGTTTCCGGCCACGACGTCACGGGCGATTTTCTTGGCCTGGAGCCACAACAGATACTCGGGATATTCGTCGCTGCGTTGGAACTTTGCCAGCCACCGCTCGTAACCCTCTGGCTGGGATTTTAGATAGCGATCAATCTGGGCCATGCGGTTGATCTTGGCGCGGTTGTCATCGTTCGAGTTCCAGCACGAGAATTGCTTGCGGCGGCGGACCACCTCTTCAAGGGAGCTTCCCCACCGCTGTGATCGGGCGCGGTTCATGATCACGTGTGCCACGGCTCGCATCCCCAGAGCTTTTTCCGACCGGGCCTCGCCCCAGATCGTGGCTGCGAGATAGGCGGTGTCACGGGCGGTGTATTCGCTATGCAGGGCGCCCCCGCGACTAGGAGCCAGACGGACCTGTTCTTCTTCGGGCCCACCCCAATCCCCATCGCCGAAAATCGGCATATCGTCTTCGGTCCAATCCCGAGAAACTTCGGCTTTGTCTCCACCGACCTTATGAGCCGCGATGGCTCCGCCAGCGATCAAGCCTGCCGCACCGGCCGCAGCCAGGAATCGTCTCAGGTCTGCCTCTACGAGGTCTTCGAAGTCTTGATCAACGAGGTCGATGTGTTCGCGCATGCCCATATTTAGCGGGTTCAAATCTCTGGAGTTTATGCGGGAATAAATACCGACATAGCTTCGGGGATTATTGATGGCACGTAAGATGTTCAAGGGATTCAGCACGGTTGGTGAGGCAAAGACTCGCAACTGGGTCCACTATGACGTCGAACTCATAAAGCGCGACCTCGGCAATCACTTCCACACTCGTGTGGGTGACCGGGTGATGAGAGCTTCGTGGGGTTGCCGCATATGGGATTGGTTGTTCGAACCCTACACCAACGATCTCCGCGACCGCATCATCTCTGAGGCTGTCCGGGTCTGTCAGGAAGACGCTCGCGTCCGCGTCATCAACGTCAACGTCACCGACCAAGATCAGGGCATCCGGGTAGCGATTGAACTCGACTTCATCCCGCTCGATGTCGTGGAAACTTTCGCAATCGACTTCGAGCGTCGGGAAACTGCCCGCCTCAACAATCCAGAATTCTAAGGAAAAGTATGTCCCAGGCCCTTCGACAGTCAGAAATTTTTAGCGGAGCCGACTGGAAGGTCATCTACCGTGCGTTCACGCAGGTGAACTTCAACGCCTCAGACCCGGCGTCGATCAACCGCGCCCTGCGTGAGTATATTCAGATCAACTACCCGGAAGATTTCAACGACTGGATTGAATCCCAGGAGTTCATCTTCATCATCGACCTCCTGTCCTGGCTCGCTGGAACCCTGGCGTTCAAGACTGACATCAACGCTCGGGAGAACTTTCTCGAAACCGCCGAGAGCCGCGAATCCATCCTTCGCCTTGCTCGTTTCCTGTCATACAACCCGCGCCGTAACCAGCCCGCTCGCGGTCTGCTCAAGATCGTCGAAATTCAGACGGACGACGACGTCATTGACGGTTACGGGGTCAATCTGTCCAACACCGCCGTTCAGTGGAACAACAGCGACGACCCGGATTGGTACGAACGCTTCACCCTGATCATGAACAACGCGTTCGTTCAGAACAATCAGTTCGGTCAGCCCCTGAAGGCGGCTACCATCGGCGGAGCCCGAACTCAACTCTATCGCATCAACGGCAAGACTTCGCAGATCAACGCTGGCTTCACCGCACAGGCTGGTGGCGACCGCATGGATTTTGAAATCTGCAACGGTGATTTCGACGAGACACAAGGTTTCTTTGAGCGGACTCCCAACCCCGACGCTGCCTTCCACCTCTTCCACCGCACGGACGGCGCCGGAAACGCGTCTCCCAATTCTGGTTTCTTCGCTCACTTCAAGCAGGGACGGATGAGCCGCCAAACCATCAACGTCCCGGTTCCGGTCGAGAACAAACTCATCGACATCGACGTCTCCAACATCAACCAGAGCGACGTCTGGGTTCAGACCGTCTCGGACGCTGGTGCGATCACGACCGAATGGTCCAAGGTCCCCGCCATCGTTAGCGAAAACACGACCTTCAACAGCCTCCCGCCGACTGTCCGCAACATTTTCTCGGTCGTGACCCGAGATGACGACCGCGTCAGCATCCGCTTCTCCGATGGTCGTTTCGGTGCCGCCCCGGTGGGCAACATCCGCGTCTGGTATCGGGTCTCGAATGGCCAACGCTACACTATTCGGCCGCAGGACATCGACCGCGTCACCATCCCGGTTCCTTATGTGAACCGCCGTGGCATTCCGCGCACCCTTCTGGTAACTTTCTCCCTCCAGGAAACAGTGACGAACTCGACGCCGCGCGAGACCGACGAGCAAATCCGTCGTCGCGCACCGACTGTTTACGCGACCCAGAACCGCATGGTCTCGGGTGAGGACTACAACACCTTCCCCCTGCAATCCAATCTGGCAGTCAAGATGAAGGCGGTGAATCGCATCTACTCCGGCCATTCGCGCTTCATCGACCTCAACGACCCCACGGGCAACTACCAGGACACCAACGTATTCTCTGACGACGGAATGTTCTACAAGGAGTTCGACGATTACTCGGTTGAGGTTCCTCTGTCGCTTAGCCGCACGCCTGCCGAAATGGTCGCGATCTACATCCAGCCCGCGCTGCGCCGCCAATCGACTTCAAACTACGCCATTGAGGCCATGATGCGCCCCACGACCGCCATCCCGGAAGTTCCATCCGATATGGAAATCCGACCCACCACCTCTTCTTCGATCTCCGGCACGGGTTGGTTCGCCAACGTGGGTTCCTCGCATGCTATTCGCCCGACCCTGAAGCCCGGCGCACTGGTCGCCCTGAAGCCTGATGGCCGCGAGTGGTTGAGCATTGTCGATATCGACGATGGTGACATCACAGTTCAGCCGAGTGCTGGCCGTAAGGGCGTGACTTTCTCCAAGCCGGTCCCGGCCACAGTGGGCGTCGAGCGCATCATACCGCGCTTCAACTCAACTTTGACCAGTTCGGCGTTGGCTGACATCGAGCAGAAGCTGCTGGACAACACGTCCTTCACCATCCTGTACGAGTTCGCAACCGGAACGTGGATGATTGGCCCGCCCGCCCTCACCACAGACGAGGCCATCACGTCAACGACAATCAAGATCATGACCGTCGATTACGTGAGCAGTGACCTGTGGCGCATCACCACCGCTGGTCTCCGCTATATCTTCGAGAGCCAGGGGAATGTTCAATGGTATTTCGACGGTGCCAAGGCCGTAGACGGCAACACCGGATTGCAGAAGCAAGACCTAGTGCGCGTCATGTCCGTCAACGAGGACATCAACCTCGGCACGGGACGTAGTCTCGACCGCCCGTTCGATCTCTCGATCACCAACCTCATCCATTACACGGACGGCTATGCTGAACCCCTCCGTGTCGGAGTAGCGTTCATCGACTCTGATGAGGACGGCGTGCCGGACCAACCCGACACTTTCGCCCGCGTTGTTGCTGACTCTAATGCCGTATCGCCGGAGTCCAAATACCTATTCTGGGCTCGAAACGCCGAGGGCCGATTCCTGCCCTACTATACCATGACGGTGTACGAAACGAGCACACGTCGGCTGGCCGCCACGCCGCCTATTGGGACCGTCGCGTTCCAGCTTCCAGACTCGACCTCGATAGCAGACGGCACGGCCAATAACTTCTTCGAGATGACAACTTCGGGCTGGTCCCCGGTGGATGGCCTGATGACGTCCAAGGCTTATCGTTTCGCACTGGGCAGAGGACCGAACGTAGCAATCGATTGGTATACGGCCGACGAATCCAAGACGCCTGCTCAATACCCGATCAATTTCCAGTGGAAGCATTACGCCCCGTCTGATCATCGCATCGACCCGTCCAAGACCAACATCATCGACATATTTGTCCTGACGTCGGAATACGACTACGTCACGCGCCAGTGGGTGGCCAATGGCGCGAAAAAGGCTGATCTCCCTCTCCCCCCGAGCGAACTCGATCTCCGTATTGCGCTCAGCGAGTTCAACAACTACAAAATGTTCTCCGACGAGATTGTTTGGCGCCCTGTTCAATACAAGTTTCTCTTCGGAGCCGAAGAAGACCTCAGCGCACAGTTCAAGGTCGTGAAGCTTGAAAACACCACCCTTTCAGATGGTGAAATCAAGTCCCGCGTCATCCGCGCCGTAAATGATTACTTCAACGTTCAGATGTGGGACTTCGGTGAGACTTTCTACTACACGGAACTCGCAGCCTACATCCACCAGCAACTCGCTGGCGTGATCGGCTCGGTTGTCGTCGTTCCCCGCAAATCGTCGTCGAGCTTCGGTGATGGTTTCGAGGTCCGCTGTCGTTCGGATGAAATCTTCCTCTCGACCGCCCAGGTCAATGACGTCGTGATCATCAACTCCAATACGGCTTCGAACCTCAAGATCAGGAAGTGGCAGTAAAGAAACGACGCTGTTCAGCCTAGCTAAATACCCGACCTTAATGGGGTGGTAAATACATACATGGCTAAGCAAAACAAGCGTCGTTTCATCGATCTCCTCCCCGCCCGTCTGCGCACTGAGGACTTGACCAAGTTCTTCGGTGCAACCGTCGATCACGCATTCCAGCCCGGCAAAGCAGTGTCCCTCACCGGATACGTTGGGCAGGTGCCATCGTACTTCGATGCGGAGAAGGATTTCTACATCTCGGAGCAAACAGCCGAGCGTGCTTTCTACCAGCTTGAAGCCACCATGGTGGGCGGCGAGACCGCCATCGACCGCGTGCTCTTCTATTCTGATCTGGTCGGGCACCTTCGCTCCAACGGTGCCATCGTGGACAACCATGACAGACTGTTCGCTGGTGATTTCTACTCTTGGGCCCCGCCCATTGACATCGACAAGCTTGCCAACCCGCAGCAGTATCACTGGTTCGGCGATAACCCGCGCATGATTCCCGCCCTGGTCCTGTCAGCGGATTCGCTGACGACTACGGCTGACGGCACGACCGCACAGTTTCCTCTGCCCGACGCGCTGGACGAGTTCAGCGTGGACGATGAAGAGATCATCGTTTTCGTTGACGGCATCCCCTATGAGGCCTTCCTTCGCTCTGGCGCGAACCACGTCAACCTCTATGCGCCTCCGGTCGAAGACGCCGTCGTCGAGACCTATCGCTACGGTAATCTGAAAAAGATCATTGAAGGAAAGGTCACGTTCGACCCGACCCCCATCCTCAACATCGTGGCGACCGTATCCGTGAACGGTATCCGTGAGCTTCAGAGCACCCCGACTGCCTTGTCTTCTGGCATGCGCATCCAACTCGACGATGGACTGCGCCGAGTTCCGGGCTGGGATACCGTAGGCTGGGACCTCAATGAATGGGACGCCGTCATCGGCCAGAATTTCATCGTTGACGGCGTCGGCAAGTCCATCCTCCTGACCGAATACTCGGATGACTACATCGGACTAGACCCCATGTATACGTTGATCGAGCGCAATGCTCGAAACGGCAACCCGTGGTCATTCAACAACCTGTGGGTACACCGCGATTCCTATTCCTGGTCGGGAAAGGTATTCCCCGACCGCAGTGCTCGCCGCCCCATCATCGAGTTCATCAAAGACCTGGAACTCTACAACTACGGCCGGAACCGAAAGGCAGCAGTCGATGGCGTCATTCAGCCCGGTGCATGGGATACCCTGCCGTGGGACCTCGACCAGTGGGACCTCAACCCCACCATCGTTTCAAACGACGGCCTTACGGACGGTCAACGCATTTTGATCTCAACCGAATACCCCAATCGTCCAGACCTCAGCCACACCATCGCTACCGTGACCTCCGCGACCGATAACAATGGTCAGGAAATCATGGTCCTTCTGCCGGAAGTGGATGCCGAACCCGGCGACGTTGTTTCGGTCAAGGGCTCCGGTCTCGAATATCACTACAACGGCGTCATCTGGCAGCAGGCTCAGCTTTTCGGCTACCAGACTGCCCCGCTGTTCAACCTCTACGACCTCAACTTTGTGGGTCTCGGCGACGCGGGCGAATACCCGGAGAGCACGTTTGCTGGCAACCGCATCTTCGGATACGCAGAAGGCGAGATCGTCGATTCGATTCTGGGTCGCAACGTCAAGTATGACACGTTGGGTCAGTTCATTTTCGAGAACGACCTGTCGAGTCGATCAACCTACACATACGCAAACGGGACCATCTCCGGGTTTGCTTTCTACTGTCACCAGGGCATCGACGTCGATGCTGACGCTTACGCCAACGATTGGCACCTTGCTGATCTCGAAAGTCGGCAAACCGTCAATGGTGATTTTTTCTCCGTACCGTCTAACCTCCAGGCCAACCCCGAGAACGAAAACATCCAGTTCATCACTCGCAACGAGTGGTTCGATCATTTCGATTCGGTGATGTTCAATCAGGACGGCTTTGAGGGTGAGACCTACAGTGGAAACAACTGGCGCGACACCGCGCGTGACCTCAAGGCTGGCACGCGCATCCTTCAGCACCGCTCGTCGCTCCTGAAGCTAATGCTGCTCGCTTCCGACAAGAATTTCGACTACATGGATGCCGCACGCTTCGTCGAGCACGAATACGCTCGCTTCCGCAGCCGCTTCACGCAACAGGTCGTGACGTCTATCAACAATGGCATGATCGATGCGACACAGTCGGCATCAACGTGGCTCATGTCCGTGTTGGACATGCTCAAGGTGAACAAGACCGCCGATTTTCCGTTCGCACTGAGTCGCGTCGGTGGTGGTCAGAACTTCATTCCGCCGACGCCAGCCGCTATGGGCATCCTTCCGTGCACCGAACCCGCTATCGTGGGCTCGTTCCTGCAAGGCCACGACGGGTCGCGTCTGCCTCTGTTCGGCGAACGCCTCTCCTTCGAATACGATGGAACCTCTGCCAAGACTTTCAATCTCAACGCCGAGCCGACTGGGCCCATCACGGTTCTCGTAAACGGCACCGAAACCACGAACGTGACTTTCAATGGTCGAATCGTGAACGTGCTCGCAACCCTGTCTGTGGCTGACATCGTTGAACTGGTCGTGAACGACCCCCGCGACGCGGCCCTGCTCGCGCTGGAAAACCTCATCTATGATGCCATCCCGGAGAAATTCCGTGATGAGAATTTCCCCGGCGTGCGTCTCGATGCCTACCGGGCTGGCGCGTTCCGTAACTACCAGACCGGCTATAGCCGCGAGGAGATCAACACTCTTCTTACGCCTATGTTTATCCGCTGGTCTCAGATTAACTCGCTGGACTTCCGGGCCAACTCGACCTTCGACCAGGGAGACCCGTTCACCTGGAACTACGGGGCAAGCACAGACTATGACGGCAACCTTCTGCCGGGCAACTGGCGCGGCATCTACCGGCATTTCTTCGACACTGACCGCCCACACACCGACCCGTGGGAAATGCTCGGTTTCGCGTTCAAACCAGACTGGTGGGATACCGAATACGGCGCCGCGCCTTACACTCGCGGAAACACGTCACTGTGGAACGACCTCAAGCTCGGCAACATTGCTGCGGGCCCCCGTGCTGGCATCGACCCCATCTATGCCCGCCCTGACCTTCTCTCCATCCTGCCCGTGGATGATCTTGGCAACCTGATCGACCCGGTCGCCGCCCAGATCGTCACCACGCCTCCGACCTACCAGCAGGCCAAGCGGAACTGGAAGATCGGTGATGGTTCTCCGGTAGAAGCGATGTGGCGCGAGAGCCCCGCATATCGTTTCGCGCTAGCCAAGCTCGGATACCTGATCAAGCCTGCTCGCTGGGTGGAGTCAAACTGGGACACCGTCAACGTCTCAATCATCAACGGCCAGACCATCTACGCCCCGACATCGTCGCGTCCTCGCAACGTTGATCTGGTCATGCACGGCGACACCGACGCAGCGGGTGCCCGCGTCACGGTGGACGGCATCCAGCAATGGCTTGTCGAGCATCTGATCTCCAAGGGTCAGGACTCGTCCATCCTCACTGCCGCAGTTCAGTCTGTTAGCGTGCGCCTCGGACATCGCATGGGCGGTTTCACCTCTACGGACAACCTCCGCGTCACGGCCGACAACTTCGGCCTCGTGCCGGAAGAAGATATCACCATCGCGCTCTACAACTCACCCAGCACTCGCGAGGAGTTCTACTCCGGCATGCTGATCGAGTGGACTGGCCGGGGTTGGCGTGTCATCGGCTACGATGCCACGAATCCCAATTTCTACGTCATCCTTGGCGAAGAAGCCGGTCCCACCTCCACGATTTCTATTTCAGATGTCCCCGAGGTCGTGATCGTCGATTGGAAGGCGAACGTCTACTACCAGACCGGAACTCTGATCGATTATCGGGATTCTATCTACGAGTGCAAGCGTCCCCACCTATCGACCGCCAAGTTCGAAGCAACCTTCTGGGATGCTCGCCCGGACATGCTCCGACCGGAAGCGGCAAGCGTTCTCAACTATCTCGTGGCTTCGGATGACGTCATTGCGGTTCCCTACGGAACCGAGTTCACGACTTTCCAGGAAATCGCGGACGTCATCCTCGGCTACGAGCGTTGGTTGGTGTCTCGGGGTTGGGTATTCGAAGAACAGAACGAAGACGCCGAGGTCCAGGACTGGTCCATGTCGGTCAAGGAGTTCCTATCGTGGGCCCAAACACAATGGGCTCCGGGTAACTTCATCGCCATGTCTCCGGGTGCCCAGAAATTGAAGTTCAAAACTGAGCACGGCACCATCTATCCTCTCGAAGATTCATTCAACGGCGTCTACGGTATCGTCAATCGAGTTGGTCTTCCTATTGATCGCCGCGACACCTTCGTTTCCCGTCTCGACGGAGAAATGACCATGACTGTGCGGAACAATGATCTGTTCGGCGTTCGTCTCCACATCGGTGAAATCGAGCATGCGCTCATTTTCACCAACGAAACCATTTTTGGAGACGTCATCTACAAGCCGCTATTCGATCTCCGTCAGCCCCGTATGAAGATCATCGGCGAGATTGCATCTAACTGGCAGGGCCGAATGGACGCGCCGGGCTTCATGATGATCGACAACCAGATCAAGTCCAACTTCGACAAGTCGGCCGAAGATATCCGAACCATGTTCGACATTGAGCAATCCGGCAACAAGGTTTTGCGCGATCACGCACGTCACGTAACTGCTTTCGAGCAGCGGCCCTACATGGAAAACTTGATGCTCTCGGACACTCAGCAGTTCGAATTCTATCAGGGTATGGTTCAGCAGAAGGGCGCCCCCGGAGTTTTTGATAAGCTTCTCAGAAGCCAGTTCATCAACCAGTCTCGCAACCTCCGCTTCCTCGAAGAGTGGGCGTTCAAGGCAGGCAACTACGGAGCCGCCAACGCGTCGGAGCGGGTTTCTTTCGATCTCTTCCAGTCTAACATTCGCCGCAACCCGCAGCAGATCGTTTTCGAAGATGGCACGTCATCGGCGGACATCGTCCGCGTCAACAACACCGCGTCTGCGAATCGTTTCATTCACGCTCCGCAATCCACCACACAGGTGTTCCCTCGCCGCGCCAACCTTGCATCGGCACCAGACGATTTGCCAACTGCGGGTTGGGTTCGTCGTTCCGAGGTCCAGCACGCGTTGTTCGATATCGATGCCTTCCAGGCGGCGTATGTGAGCGGTCAAACGTTCGTAGCCGACGATAAGGTATGGCTCTACGATACTCCTGCTCGGACGTTCGATGTTCACCGTCTGGTATCCTGTGGAACTCTGCGGGCGGTCGTCGATGGCGACACGGCACGTGTGTTCTTCGAGACGGCTCACGATCTGACCTCGGACGACATCGGCGCGACGGTTTTGATCAATGGCGAAACCCAAGGCACCGACATCGGCGGCCTGCAAACCATCACTGCGGTAGGCGTTGAATCCGGCATATCCTATATTGAGATCGACATGCCCGTCGATACCGGGACTCTCTACGGGGCTGTCGAAGAAGACGACCCCGAAAGCTTCGCTGATCTAACCCCAGCCGAAGAAGGCTCGGTCGGTCCTGGTATCCTTATCCTTCGTTCTCTTCGCTTCGAAAATCTTAGCGCGGCGACTGCGTCATCTTGGGTGTCGGAAGGCGATTATGCTTACGTCAATGGTTCTCCGTGGGTAGTTTACCGCAAGGTCAGCGACACACTGGTTATTGCTCGCCGCCAAGCTCGAAAGATGGATTCCACTCAGATCGTGGGTTCGCTCATCTACGACCGCGACACCAAAATCACCAAACAGCAAATGATGCCCGAGCCGCTCATCCTCGATCATTTGCTCGTATATGACCCCGTTGTCGGAGCCATTGCTGGAGCAGCCGAGCGCGAGTTGACCTTCAAGGTTGATTACGACCCGGCCCGTTACGACAACGGAGACTTGTGGTCTTCCGAACAGACTGGTGTTCTGTGGTGGGACATGTCGCGTGCTCGTTTCCTTCAAGCCGAGACCGATGTTTTCAACCAGAGTAGCACACGCGATGAAGCAGAAATTGCGCACCGGGTCCAAAACTGGGGAAGGATAGCCCCCGGTTCGTCGGTTGACGTCTACGAATGGACACGCAGCCTCGTGCTGCCAGCCCAGTGGACCGATGGTTCGGTCTACGGTGGTGAGGACGCCCGTTGGGTTGAGCAAGCTGAGTTCGACGCCAAGGTGTCGCGCATGGTTCCGGTTTACTATTTCTGGGTCAAAGATCGTGCCGAAACTGTCAACTATCCGGGCCGCAAGATCGACTCCACGACAGTTGCTCGTATGATCGAAAGCCCCACTGCGGCAAACATTCCGTGGTTTGCTCCGATTTCGCCGAACCGCATCCTGGTATCGGGAATCACCGGTTACCTCAACGACGTCTCCACCGTATTCCAGTTGGAGATCAAGCGTCGGGCCAACGACGGTGTCTTGCATAGCGAATGGACGCTCCTGCGAGCCAACGACGAACGCTCGCTTCCTCCGGCGCCGTTGTGGTCGAAACTGATCGATTCCATTGCTGGCGTCGATGTCATGAACCGTCTTGTTCCCGACCCGGCACTGCATGTTTCGATGCGCCACGGTGTTGGCGTTCGTCCGCGCCAATCGCTGTTCGTCGGCAACGGTAACGTCAGAACTTCGGTCCTGGCGGCACGCGAATCCTTCGTCAACATGGTCAACATCATTCTGGCGCGCACCAACATAACGCAGGACCGTTCCGCACTTGTCGATGCCCTGTTGGAAGAGCAACCCATTCGCAAGGCGTTCCGCTGGAGCAGTGAAGAAAATATCGGATGGCAGCCGGTGCCGACCTCGCCGTTGGAAATCGACTATACGGTTTCGAGTATCGAAGAACGAAATAAGCTCCTCATGAGCCCGACCTTCCGGGCGGCAAAACGCCGTGTGCTAGTCAACGCCACGACGACAGACACGCCGTTCTGGACGGTTTGGGAATATCAGCCATCTCTCGACAACCCGGCCACTCCCAACAGCGTGCGCATTACGCAGGCCAACACCCTGTTCAAAGTCGCGGACACCTACGATCTCGTCGTGTCCAGCGAGGCCGAGATGCGGTCTACCGCCATGGCCTCGGGAACCCGCATCCTTGTGCAGCCCACTGGTGGTTTCTGGTCACTGTGGAAATACACTGGGACGTTCGACCTCATCCGCATTCAGGACTACCGGACCTCGGATTTCTGGAGCGTGATCGACTGGTATGCGACCGGTTACAGCAAGGACAGCCCGCCCGTAATCCGCTATGCAACTTTCGCTGAGCGCAATCTCGCCGAAAACCCCTCGCCGCGCTCCAAGTTTGTCTTCATCGAAGACGACGGAACGGGTTCGTGGGTTTGGACTGCCTATGTGGATGGTCAATGGGTCGTGGTGGCCCGTGAGAAGGGCACCGTGGCTTTCGGCGAGAACTTCTACTCGACAACCACTTTGCCGCCCTACGACGCCTCCTACGGCCTTGCAACGGTATCTAATCGAGACGGCACCAACGAACTCCGCATCATGGCCGATGTGGTGCGTGAGTATTTCACGGACGAAGAGGTCAATGAACTCTTCTTCTCTATGGTGCATTTCGCGCACTCTCACCTCGACCAAGTTTCGTGGGCTTTCAAGACCTCGTTCCTTTACATCGCGGGCTACAATGAAGAGATTTCTCAGACGCCTGTGCAGATCAGCGACGGGACCGAAAGCCTGCTGGCCTACATCGACGAAGTTAAACCCTACCGGGTTAAGACCCGTGACTTCGCGCGGACGCTGAACCCGACGCTAGAACTCGTCAACACCAAGGTGACGGACTTCGACAAACCCATCTACTACGATGAAGAGAAGCAGGCTTATCGGACTCTGAAGCTCACCTCGGCGGCCGACCTGGAGATCATCTCCACGCAGGAGCCGTGGAAGTCCTGGTATGAGAACTACCAGAAGCCGTATCGGCTCTGGAAGCCTCTATGGGATGGAACTCGTCAGCGTCTGACGGACAACGACTTGTCCTACAATTTCGATGACGATTGCTCGGTTCGTCGTTTCCGCGCCACCCTGGTTTTCAACCGAACCTCGGGCTCTTTCGCCTTCGGCGGCGAGACCCTGGACGGCAACGACATCGACGAGAGCCTCGCCATGGACCTGATCATCAACGGCGATGATTCGGGAACCACCGTCACGGGCTCTGGAATCCTGGACCCCAACGCCTACGAGCGTCCCCCGGAACTACTGCGCGTCCAGCCCCGCGATATGCTTTCGATCACCATCCACACCGATGAAGAAGACAGCATCAAGTGCACAGCTATTCGCCCCCTCAACGCTCTCATGACTCCGGTCAAGATCGCCGGATGGGAGACCAGCGAATGGGACCAAAACGAGTGGGACAACGACCGCAACTTCGTCGAACTCCTGCCGACCGTCCAGCCAACCGCTGGCCAGAAACAGCTTGACCACGACTACCGCTGGAAACTTCTACCGGTCGGACAGACTCACGTCGCCAAAACCCTCTACTCGATTGAGAACGCATGGGAATACCTGCGCTTCAACGATACCAAGAAGGCCCTGACGGCGTCGGTGATCGCCAACAACGAGGTCACTATCGAGCAGGAGGGCATCTACGAGCCCGGCTTCCCGATGCCGGAGCAGGATGCACGCGGTGCCGTCATGATCGGTAACGAACGTGTCGAATACTCGGGCATGGACGTAGATGGCACCACGATCACGCTGTCGGGTCTGCATCGCGGAACCCGCTGGACCCGTCGTGGTCGCGAAAGCCACCTCATGTCGGTCACGACCGGCGACGAGGTGTCAAAGGTCTTCCGTCTGGAAGGAGCAACCTCCATTGCGGGGCTGACCGTCGTTAAAATCGGCACCCCTTATGCTCGTGAGAGCCTGATGGTGGGCGTGGATTTCGACGCGGTCGTGGACAATGACGGCGTGGAGATTACCCTCACGGGTGACGCGCCGGACGACACCTACGTGGTGGTCATGTTCCAGACCATCGCTACCGACCATGCGATTTCGACCCCGGTAATCAATGCCCAGTCTCTCATCATTGCACCTCTTGACAAGTTCATCACTGGGGAAAATCTCCCCGATGCTTGGTTTGAGTAATTCGACACTATAAATAGAGTAATGGATAATACTTCAAAGATACCGGATGATGGAATGCAGCCGACAATAGTCGAGCATCTCATCATCCGGGACAAAACAACAGAACAAGTTCTGTTGAGACAAAAAGGTGATCTGGTTCACCGCAAAGATTTTCGTAAGGATACTCACTGATGCCGTTGATTGATAATGCAGATGCCAAGATGGTCGGCCACGTGAAGATCACGGATGCTGAAACTGGTGAACTCTTGCTTGACAAGATGAACTCGATCAACTTCGTCAACATGAGCGAGTCCCTCGCCCTGGTTCTGGCCAACCGAGCCAGTGGTCACATCCATGAAATGTGCTTTGGAAACGGTGCCTCAACGGTGTCCGGCATCGGCGCGATCAACTATTTCCCGCCCAACACCCAGACGTCAGATTCGCAACTCTACAACCAGACCTACAGCAAGGTCGTGGATGACATGAGCCCGCAGATGGACGCCGACCAGCGGGATACCAACAACATCACGGTTCAGCACGGTGGTTCCAATGCCACCTACGCGGACATCGTGGTCACCTGCACGCTGGGCCACAACGAGCCCGTCATCTCCCAGACTGAAATCGACGACGCCTCTGACATGGAACAGCAATACGTCTTCGATGAGATTGGCCTGAAGGGCTTTTCTAGCAACGGGAACGGTAAGCTCCTCACCCACGTGATTTTCCACCCTATTTTGAAATCACAGAACAGAATTATCGAGATCGAATATACTCTTCGCATCTACATGGTCTGATAAAACACTGCCTATACTGGCAGCATAAATAAGGTCAGCATGGCGGCATACTGACTGGAGATTCGATGTATACTATCACTAAAAGCGACGGAACTACGCTAGGACAGATTGACGAGAACGCGCCCAACTCGACGCTTTCGTCGGTTGCCCTGATTGGCCGTCGTCAGACCGAGTACGGTCAGTTGATCGCTGAAAATTTCGTCCACATGCTGGAGAACTTTGCTCACTCAGCGCAGCCCGCTCACCCGCTTGAGGGCCAACTCTGGTATGACAAGACTGACGACTCTCTGAAACTCTACAACGGTTCGACGTGGTTCAAGATCATCACCGTATCCGGTGGGACATCGACGTTTTCGGCCAACCAGCTTATCGCCACCACCACGACCCTGCCGCCGCTGATCATATCTTCAACCGCCAAGGTCGTTGGCCTCAATGCTGATCTCCTGGATGGATACGACTCCTCCCTCACCGCCACGGTCTCCACCGTTGCTGTTCGGGATAGCTCGGGTGACCTGACCGCCAATACCTTCAAAGGTGTCGCCACCTCCGCGCAATACGCCGACGTCGCCGAACGTTTCGCGGCTTCCGAAGACCTCGTCCCCGGTGATGTCGTCACTCTCGGCGGCCACGCCGAAATCTGCAAGGCTGTCGGTGACGACCACGTCATCGGAATCATCTCAACCGACCCCGCTCTGCGGATGAACGAGGGTGCCGGTGATGACGTCACCCACCCCTTCGTCGCATACCTGGGCCGCGTTCCGGTCAAGGTTGTTGGTCCCGTCAAGAAGTTCGCTCCCCTCTACCTGAGCACCACGGCTGGTCACCTGACTTCCCTGCCGCGTTGGTCCGGTCAGCCGGTCATCGCCCGCGCTCTGGAAGCCAAAGAGACCTACGAAAATGGAACGGTCCTCGTCGTCTACGGGGTGAAATAACGAATGGCTTACATCAAGGGCAATACCATTCTTGCTGCGGACATTAACGCGATGCTGGCTACTGTCAGGTCCGTTTATGGCACCGGCACGGGCAACTTCGGATACGGGCAGACCGCCATCACGCAAAATGATGTCGTTGCTGGCCAAGCGATTGATGCTGACGAATGGACGAACCTGCGCGCCATGGTCGAAGTCTGTGCGGTTCACCAAGGCACGGCAATCGCCACACTTCCCACGACTGGTCAGTTTACGGCTGGACAGACCGTGTTTGCCCACGAGGCCGATGCCCCGTCGAGCAACGCCAAAGACCTGAACAGTTTCGTGGCCGCCATTTCGACCAATCGTCTGACGGCAGCCGCAGGCAGCATGACGCTGACTTCTGGCGCCCATACTGTCACGCGTGCCACAACCTGGAACGCGTCTATCGCCACCACCATTGACGTCGGTTTCGGCTCCGAGAACGCCGCCCGCTACTATTTCAATGCAGGCGGTCAGATTCGTATTCGTGGTGGACACCCGACTGGGGGTGGCTCGCAGGACGTTAATTGGCGCACGATTCTGACCAGCGCGCTCGGAACACTGACGATCAACGCTAGCTCTGTATCGATCACCGGGTCCTCGACCGGCGCAGTCGCCACGACCCACGGTTTCTACAACATGACCACCTCTCCGGTGACGATTTTCAACGGCGTCAACATCGGCTCGGGTGCCTATGCATCCAACGACCTGACGATCACCGCCCAGGTTCTGAACCGTGTCGGCACCAACGGCGGAAACGGCAATGGCATCCGCTTCGTCATTACCATGAACGATGAGCACACCGGGTTCGAGGACAATGTCTCCTCAGGCACCAACATCGCGTTCGATCACTACCGCCCCAACCTCGCGCTGTCTGGTATGGCGACTCCCTCGTACACCACCGTATCTGGCTTCTAAAATCGACTTCAATAGTCGGTTCTGCTATGATTTCATCTCGTATTCGAGAGGATTTCATGGACGACCGTCTATCCAAAGCACTAGAGCACGCCAACTACGCCACGACTGTTTTTCAGCAGAAGAAAATTCTCGAACAGCGGTTTGACAATGCCCTGATGCTTGCCAGCCACGGGGGCATTTTCAAAGCCAGTCGGGAACTGATCGCCTTCGTGGATATGCTCATCCAAGATGGTAAGAACTGGGACCAGATTATTCTGGCCGAGAAAAACGTCCCGATCATGATTCCAGATTGCGAAATATTCCTCGCCAACCTCAAGGAAATCTACACAGACGCTCTCGGTGAATATTACATGGACATGGAAGCTCTCCGCAAAGCGCGCACGGTGAAAGCCGCAACGGGGGTCTGATGTCGCGCGGTTTTCTCATTTTCGCTAACAACAACGAACAGATCGACTACGTCGCCATCGCGCTCTGCAATGCTCTGATGATCAAGTCCAATCTGGGTCCCGACATCAAGGTCTGCCTCGTCACCAGCGATGGTGATCACGGCTGGCTCGTGAAGTCGCGCGGGGAAGCTCTGGTGAATAGAGCCTTCGATGACATCATCATTCGTCCCTACGAATCTGATGGAAACAATACCCGCAAGGTCCACGACACTCTCTCGACTGCTCGCGAAGTTCCGTGGAAGAACGCCACGAGGGCGATGGCCTATCACCTGAGCCCCTATGATGAGACCATCCTCATAGACGCCGACTATCTCGTCATGGACAAGACACTCGATCAGGTCTGGGACAGCCCGGAGGCTTTCCGCATCAACACATCGGCGCGCAAAATCAACCAGAAACCCCTTCAAGCAGACGAGGCCCGCTTGGAGCCTTTCGGTCTCAAAATGGCTTGGGCCACCTGCGTGTATTTCCGCAAGACCCCGGAGGTGAAAATTATCTTCGACATGGTTGATCACGTGCGTGAGAACTACGCCTACTATCAGCACCTCTATCGCTTCCCTGGTCGCTTGTTTCGCAACGACTATGCGTTCTCAATCGCGATGCATATCATGAATGGCTGGACGGAGGGTCTGGTGGCCGAGCTTCCTGCTCGGGAAATTCTGACATCGTTCGACTGTGACGAACTCATCTCAGTCCCGCGTCGCAACGAGTTCATTTTTCTCATCAATGACGAGACACACCGATACAAGTTCACCGTCGCAAACGTGAAGGGCATCAATGTTCACATCATGAACAAGTTTTCTATTGGTCGCCACATCGATCAGATCGTCAGCCTTTACGGTGACGAATGAGCAGGACATTCAAACGCAAGCGGGGGTTCTTGGTATTCGCCCAGAATGGCTCCACCGACTACCTCCGTCTCGCTTATGGTCTGGCCCTAAGCCTGAAAGCCACACAGACCGACGTCCCCCATCTGAGCGTTGTCATCACGCCGGGGCAGGAAGTCCCAGATCGCTATCGCGAGGTGTTCGACGAGGTCATCGACGTTCCGTGGTTGGACGAGGCGAGCAACTCGGACTGGAAACTCGAAAACGAATGGAAGGCCATGCACGTCACCCCCTATGAGGAGACGATCAAGCTCGATGCCGACATGATCTTCCCCGCGAGTGTAGATCATTGGTGGGACATTCTGGCGACCCAGGATGTTTGGGCATGCACCGAAGTCCATAGCTATCGAGGAGATGTCATCACCTCCGACTACTATCGGCGGACTTTCACCTCGAACGATCTCCCCAACGTCTACACGGCGATGATGTTCTTCAAGGCCAACGAAGCCGCGCAGGAGCTATTCGCCATGGCTGAGATCATCTATCACAACTGGGAAAAGTTTTTCTTCGAATATTTGGATGAAACCCGACCCAAAGAGGTCAGCACAGACGTCGTGTTCGCTCTTGCCATGAAGCTGATCGGCAAGGAGCGCGAGATGACCTATCCGGGTCGCGGTCTCCCGACCTTCGTGCACATGAAATCTCGCCTTCAAGACTGGCAGATCGCCAACCTGGAGGAGGACTGGACCAAGTATATCTCTGGAACCGTCACCCCCAACTTGTCTGTCAAGGTCGGAAGATTCTCGCAGCATCTTCCCTTCCATTATCACGTCAAGGAGTTCATGTCCGACGCCGTGCTGGCCACCTACGAGGAGGCATTGAAATGACCGGTTTCGTCTACTACGACGAGCGTATGGGGACCATCCATGGCGTTAGTCTGCGGCCATCTCCAGACCACGCCGCCTATGCGGTTCTGTCCGTCGAGGACGAGATCGCTCTCCGGTTCATGACCGGAGAAGATTCCCCGGACGCGTGGGGCGTCTCCCTCTCTCCAGATCGTCTCAGTCACGTTCTGGTTCCAACGCGCCCATTCCTTGTTCGCCGCCTATCCACCGACCTCATTCCGGTTGGTGCTCTCGGAACCGCGCCGCAGACTTCTTTGATTCTCCTCACGATGCCCAAAGAGGGCTCTCTGGTTGACGTCCGCCTGATCAACAAGACCAA